AACTCCTTACGGTGTATGACAAATGGCTAGTCGTTGGTTAAGATTTTTGCATAGGGGAAGCGTTACAACGCAGTACTGTTATAAAAAGATAGTGGCGTTGTTTTTAGCAAAATGTATGGATTTTACTGTACAGGCTGATGTTGCTACTGGCGGTAGCTGGGTTTCTACTGAGAAAAACGGATCTACTGGCGCTTTTAGTGGTAGCGATTGGAACTTTACAGATTCGTCTGCCCCGTTTACTAAAAGCGATTATGGAAAGTATCTAATAGTTAAGGATAATACGAATCCTGCAAATGCAGGGATATATTACATAAGGAAGTTTAATAGCACAACCAGCATTGAGATCGACTTCTTTACTGCACCCGATGAATTCCCGGCTTCATCAACAGGACTTAGCTGGTGGATTGTCGGTAAGGACTATCAGCTACCGTCTGATCCTACAGACTACTGTAGACTGAAATCTCGCCACTCAACACAGTGGGCTATAGAGCTTACCGGACTTTCCGCGCACACTGGTTCATTGATAATCAATGTGTCTGTAGACGGTACGTGGGAGACATCAGGTAGGATTTTGGGGACTGATGCAGGTGCTGGTGATGAAGGGCCAGGCTTGGATGTAAGTACAGGGTTTGGTGATGATTGTGTAATCATAGTTGAAGGTGACTATGATGGTGAATGGTTGCATTTGATCGATCACACGATAGCAGATGGTTCGTCACATTTACTTGCTAGACCGTGCGGTGTACTTATCGCTAGATTGGATAATGTTATTGAAGCGGGGAAAACGGATCACGAAAAAATTGTTTTAGCAGGGGGCAATACTGCAGGTGGTATCAATTATCGTTGGTGGCAGTCTAGTTATGCTAGTGACGATCTTGGATATTGCAGGTACTGGCACGAAGATACCTCGCAACAAAAGATTGGCTACATGATAACATTGTCCTATTTTGGATCTGCCCAGTGCTACGTTATTGATAATCTACCGTGGTACTCAGAGGCTACACCGGAGTTTAATAGACGGATAGGAACACCGGAAATAGCTAAAATGCCGCTATATGATGGTACGTATGTTTTAGCTGACCCTCATAACAATGATAACCTGTACCATTTTCTTGGAAGGTTAAAAGGTCATTATCGAACGACTAGATTCCCGAATGATCCAACGCAACTATCAGCTTCGGGGCCACCTTATCGGTACATGACACCACTGAATCTTAATGGAACACGGGATACGTTGATTGTTGCTGACGGTTTCGTTATTAACTGGAACGGTTACACAAACGGTGGTTACTAATGTCTACTTGTTGGCTAAGAGAGATCAATAACCCAGTTCCAGCATATGGAACCGGTATTGAGTTTTACTTTAAGTGCCTTGCTTTTTTTCTAACAAAGATTTGTGGATTTACAAATTTTGTTGATGGGACTGAAGGCGCAGGTACGCTATCAAGTACAGTAGCCGGTACAAACGGTGAATTTAATATTTCCGGATCTGATAAGAATTTTCGTGATACGGTAGCCGGATCGTTTACTTCGGGAATGGTAGGTGATTGGATCGTTATTGCTGATAGTAATCGTGCTAATGCCGGTATATACAAAATAACGGCGTTTATCAGCTCAACGACGGTTACTGTTGACTTTAGATCCGGCGCTACAGAGTACCCGGTTCAAACAACAGGTGTTGATTGGTGGGTTATTGATGCTGCAGCAACGGCAGCAACAGGAACGATTACAGGTAAGGCGGCTACATCAATCACCGATGGTGATTGGATTAGAGTAGATGGCGGTAGCCATATCGATGACGCAAAGGTTTTAATTTTTTCTACCATATCACCCGGCGGATATACCCCTAATCAATGGCGTGGTGGTGTTACAGCAACTGCTGATGTTGATCCAAATAATACATTAGTCGGTAAAACGTTAAATTTTTCTGTTGGTGGTGTTAGTAAGTCTTGTACGTTTACAGGATCAAACCCGCTTAGTATTTCGTCTATTGTGTCTCAAATTAATACGGCTGCAGGGGAAACGTGTTGTTATCAATCTGGTGGTAGGGGATATGCTTCATCGTATGGAAAGCGGCTTACTTGGCGTGTACAAAATTACGGTGTATGGGGTAGACCACAAGATCCGCCATCTGCGGATCGCAATGAAATGCAGTTGACGTATTCAGGTTCAACTGCTTGGACAGAATTAGGTTTAGAAGGTACTTCAAATCTTACAGCACCAAATCTAACACAGTCACACGGCGTATTTGATAACGTAGCTGATCCCGATATCGATGATGCAACTGAAGTGGCCGCTTGGATCGCTGGTCAAGTTGATTCAGCGGTTTTGTTAGATGCCAGTTCTTCAACACCTACCGTAAATGTTTCTAATACATTAGGTGGTGAACACGGAAATAAGGCAATTGAATCTGTTGGATTTTCGTTTACAGGTATGGCTGGCGGAACAATGGCGGTTATATCTGATAGTCTTTTTCGATGTAGAACACCGCATACAAACGGATGGGAAATTGAAGTTCTTATGGTTAATGGCGAATACCTCGGTTGTAATTTCCCATATGCCGGAGATAAGAGTTTTGAGATCAGGGTATCAGTAAACGCCGATTGGTCTTTCGGTTCTGGTAAAATACTTGGACCAGTTAGGATCGGAACAAATTACTTGGGAGATGGCACGTATTACGCTTTTGGTGATGATGCTGGTGAGTATGTAACACTTGCTTTTCGTAACACCACTGGAATCCTTGATAACGGGGTGATGGTTGGCCACATTGAACCCGCCGATTCAAGTATGGTGACAACTGAAAAAATTGCTTTAATGGGTAATGGTACGTCTGTTTGTAGTTCATCCGAGATGTCTAGGAGAACTGATCTTGCAACTGTTGTTGGCAGGGGATACGTATGGTGTGAAACGTCTGGTGGTCAAGTTGAAACTAGAATGGCGGATTATTCGTATAAAAATGCAAGCGAGTCTTTAACTGCATGGGTAAGCAGAGAACAAAACGCAAGAAAGAGCCAAGTGTTTTCCAGACAAGATCTAATAGCTGGAACATGGTTATATGCTGATCCAGAAAATACAAGTAACCTTTATGCGCTACTTGGTAGGCTTGTTGGGCATTATTACGTAAGAAGCAACTTGTCACTTAGGGCGGCATTTGATGAAAGTGCTAACGGGGCAAAAGATTTCTTTCATATGGTTAGCGGTATCGCGTTTGAATGGCCCGGTGTTACTCCACAGTTTTAGTGATCTAAAATGACTTGGACACCAAAAGCGCCGTTTGTTTCTACTGAAGCTATTGATCGAACCAGTCTTGATGATGACTGGCATAACAATGTGTATGATGCTGGTTTTAATCCGTGTGATGGCATTGAGGTAATGGATCGAACCAGTATTGACGATTCTTGGCGTGAAGAGCTTTTATATACTGATATCGTTGATCACGTTGAATACGATTTACTAGACAGGACTAGTATTGATGATTCTTGGCGCGATGATGCTTTAGTTACACAATCGGACATTTTAAGTCCGTTACTTGCAGTGCCGGTTAATACGGATCCTTATCTTGATTCTGCTAGGCTTGATCCGCAACCGAGTGAAACGGGTGTTGATCAAGCTACAACAATCCTTATCCCGGCTTGTGACAGAGAACCTCTTACAGAAATTAGAGCGAATATCGCAAATGATAGTGGTATTGCAGACACTACAGGGTTGCGTGATAGCTACAGTGTAATACGGGTTGATTCAGGTAGCGGTTTTGTTGTTGTGTATAAAAATGGCTCTGCACAAAACGGATGGGTTGTTAGTAAACCTGCAAATGCAGCTTACGGTTTTGATTACACGCTAATTCCGCCGGCACTTCTTCCAGCAGATACGCTGATTACAGTTGAAGTAACCGTGTTTGATTACACAAATACGTTTATTAGCTGTACAGAGTATTCATTTGAAACAGGAAGTTCCCCGCCACAAATTATCCCGATTTATCCTGTTGATGATGATAGCGGGATTCCGAAAAATTCGCCTATTATTTTCAAGGCTATTGATCTAAGTGGCATTAATTTAGCCGCAACGATTATATGGATAGACGGATCAATTGTGTATCAGAACAGTTCTGCTGTTACTTCAGTTTGGGCTGTTGCTGTATCAGCGTTAACTGGTGCCGAAATAGGTTATAGGTTTGAGCTAACACCGTTAACACGATCCGTGTATTATAGGGACGAAGTTTCTGTTAGTGCATACGTTGAAAACATAAGTGCTTCGTCTGCTAGAGCTGTTTGGACGTTTGGATCAAGTCCTAATATTGGGTTTAAGATCTATCCTATGATTCTGGCTAGCATTAGAAAAAAGGATGAAGAGAGCTAATGGGAAAGCTAGAAATACTCACCAGGCAAATTGATTATGCTTGGGAAGACTTGATCTATGATCGGTGTTCTGAGCTTCCAACGCTTATGGACATTGATAATATTGATGCTAGATGGTTGCCGTACCAAAAACCGTTGTTAGGGTTTACAGCTGATCTGTCATTTGATGCAACAACAGAAGAACTTCGGCGTATTTTGTCGCTTGCTGTTCCATATTGGAATGAAAAACCAACAGAGCTAGGGTCAATTGATAACGCAATTCGGATGGTAACCGGTAATAGATTCCGGATTGCAAATTGGTTTGATTTTCGTATGCAGGAAGATCAAACGTGTATAACAGAAGAGCTTGAAGATCTTGATCCGTATGCGATTGGGTTTATTAGTGAGAAGTACTCTGGAACGCTTGGAAGGGTTACAGAGATTGATCAGTTTTCGTTTCGTTTAACGGATCTGCCGATTGACTTTGCTAATGCCCACGATTTTCGTTGGTTGTTGATCACTAGTGATCCAACTAGGCCACCAAATGAAAAGTTGTTTGAAATTGATCGTGTTGTTCCTGAAACAAAAATTGGGTACGTAACAACGCGTCTTGCACCGCATACGGGGTACGTTGAATATATTTTGTTTGGTCATATGGAAGAATACTTGACCGAAGTAAGATTAGTTGATGAAGGTGTTGGTACCCTGCTTATTAAAAACGAAACAAGCTCGTTTACTGTAGGGCAAACAGCAATCGGATCCGTTTCAGGTGCCTATGGTGTGATTACTTCTGTTGCTGCAGGATCGTTAACGTTGCGATCAATATACGGAAGATTTATCCCAAATGAAACTGTGATTGATACTGGTAGTGGATCGGCAACCGTAATTAGTTTAACAGGTGTGCTTAATCGATCGCTACTTTCGTTTTTAATGGGCGGCGACACTGTACGGCCACTAGGTGAACGGATCGATATTGTGTACATCAATTTTTTGGATCGATTTGAAACACCTGGTGATCTAGATCAGTGGGATGTAAATACTGCATCGCTTGTTAGTGTTCCTAAACCTGGTGGCCCATGTAATTTGTTAGAGGGTGCCAGGATTCAGAGTAACAACCAAAATCAAATATATTGGGCTGATCAGGTTACTGCCTGGAAGATAACACCGCTTGATGCGGATAGTGCGTTGCATCTAACTTTTATGGGAACTGATGCTAATAACCACTATTATGTATTGGTTGATTACGATGCAAAAGAAATTGAACTGTGGAAAGTTGTAACAGGAACGCCAACACAGATCGGCAGTACCGTTAGTTTGTCTTATCTAAAACAAGGTGTACAAGACGTGATCCGTGTTGATGCACTTACAGAGGGTAGCGGTACACGGATCCGCGTTAAGGTAAATGGGGAAACAGAACTTGATGAGCTAGATTCTGCAGGTTCGTTTTCTGCCGGTAGAGTTGGTGTATACGCATTAACAGGTGATAGCGATCTTCAACTTGTTGAAGTTAACGTATTGCCTACAGAGATTGAAAGAATTGGGCCGAACCCATGAAACGCTTTAACCTAAACCGTATTGAAGATGAAACAGGTACAAGTGGTGTTGGTGTCATTGCAGAGGGTATTGTGTTCACGGATGGTACAACTGTTTTAAGGTGGCTTAGTGCTCATCCGTCTATTGTTGTATATGGATCGTTTACAGATATGGAAACGATTCACAGCCATGGTGGTAAAACGGAAGTTATCTGGAGGGATAAGTAATGCCTACCGCAGATCGTAAAATCAATATCTACCCTAAGAGACTTCTAAGCTTGACGGGCATTAAGGATAACTTTCTTGATTTCTTGCTTAGGACGATTGAAGAAGTAACAGCCGGTATCTTTATTGGGATCAGTGGCGTATTGGATTCGGATCCTATTTTGATTAACTCTGTTGCTAATGACACTTTTGAACTTGATATATCACAAGCATGGCGGGTAGTGGTAGGTGGTGGGCAGATCATTGATATGAGTTTGTTGAATGGTGCCGGTATCACTTCAGCGATCCCATTTGAGAACAATACAGGAACAACGTACAGTGTTGGGATCAAGTATGCTGAAGTTCCTGATGGGATTGAGCTGAACCCTAGAACTGGTGATCCAGAATATCCTAGTTTGAAACAAACGTATGGGGAAGTTGATTATCCCGATGATGTTGATGATCAGACAACATATATCAGGGTTCGGGTAAATTCTGTAACAGGTGCGAACGAAGATCATAGTGGTAGAACTTGCCGTGTTTGGTTGGTTGATCCTGTTTCTCCCATTGAAGGTCCGGCTGCAACAGCTGCTTACTATGAAGGTACGATCGCGTATGCTTCCCCTAATAACTATGTGGATATTCCTTATAGTGGTGCGTTAGGGCCACTAGGCCAAGATACAAGTGGTGGGCCACCATCGCAGATCGCAACTGAATATAGGGTGTTTGTTGAAGGTGTTACTTGGCGTAATAAGGCAAATAAGGATCTAAGCACTGATTCAGATTATGCGTTTATTGGTGAGATTACCGGTAACGGTCCAAGTGCAACGCCAACTGTGTTTGATACAAGCGGTCAAGTACCTGTGTTTATCAATACGCTTGATCGAGCATATGACGGGGCAACGGGCAGCGGTAGTGGGCGGATCGTTAATGTTGATAGTGGCGCGGTTGAACTGAAAAGCAGAACCGGATCCGGAGATGATATGTTTACAACACTCCGGGTTGATCGAAAAGGCGGAACAGAAAACGGTGGTGTTGGTGTTCTAACGATATCTGATGAACGGGATGGTTCCGAAGCAGGGCAATTGCATGTTGTACCATTAACCCATAGTACAGGTAATCTAATTATCGATAACCCGTGTTCAACAACATCACCGGATATTGTAACAAGAACTGGATCCGTTGATTGGGCTGCATCTAACGTTAATATCAGAATGGACCTTGCTTGGTTGCAAGGGTTTTCAACAGTGCCTAATGGGTTGTATACGATTCTAGTAGTAGCCGCAACAACGTTACAGCTAAGAGAGCTTGATGGCGGAACTCCTGCTTTTGGTGCCGGGGATACTGGCAACGTAACTATTCTAAGAGTCCAACAGATCACTAATCCAAAATTTTGGGGAAGTGCATCTAATGCGATAATTCATGGTGCTGGTGGAACGGCTTTTCATGGTCCTAATGAGTCACTAGGCCCACCATCTGGTAATGGTGGTGATGATAGTTACGCTGCAGCAATCTTTTATGGTGATGCAGCTGATCACATCAAATTTTATGAGTCTTATGAAGCTGCACCAAAAGTGGCAACATGGATTAATAAAGAGGGTGCGCTTAAAACATTTCAACAGCTGATTATTGCCCCTACACGAGATATGCAGGTACAAGCTAGCGGTGCTGTTGGACTTGGTTTAGTTGCTAGCGGTATAAATGGGACAACTGCACTTGATTGGTTTACAGGTTCCGGTGATTTGCTTGAAGAGATTAATGATCCAACCGGGCAAATTGTTGGAATCCTAGAGCCGTATGGTATTAGAGCAACGCCCCATCATTTTAAAGATGATTTTCATTATAACCAATCATCACCAACAGGTTGGACTAGTAACACAACGTGCCCTAAACAGTACAAGGTTACCGCAACAGGATCGGCTACTGTAACACAACAGGGATCATTAGTTGGTGTTGCTCAAATGGCCCATGGTGGTGCAGCTAGGTTTGCTAACACGGCTGCAACGGAATCTGTGCAGCTTGAAGGCCCTTCTATTTTTTGGCTTGATACATCAAAGTTGTATCTTGTGTTTAAGGCACGTATGGCAATTGATAATGTATTGCTATCTGATCGCACAAATTGGATCGGTTTTGATGATGTTGCTGGTAACTACCGTATCAAGTTTGAACTTGATAACAACGTACACGGTAACCAAAACTATTGGCTTGTTGTTGATGACGGTACGAACCCAACTGAAAAGGTTGATACCGGTTTTGGTCCACAGTTTTCAAGCGGTAATCCGCTTTATACTAACTTTTACTTTGCTATTACTGGCCATCAGACAATCCGGTATTACACATCTGATATGTCTGCACCGGCAACAAAAACGCTAAGCACTATTACATTTAACGGCGCTAATGGGTTGCTTAGACCACAAGCTTATCAAGATAATTTGGATGATCCAACAGCAATTCAAATGTGGCTAGACTTGTGGGAAGTTTCTGATAACGAAGTTGTGGCGGTTACTCTTGGAAGAGAGGTTTATTAGAACAGGTTACTAATCTTTGTGACTCTAACGTAATTGGAGGTAGCATGTTGAAACTTAGAACGTTGTTCATTACTGTTGTTGTTATCGGATGTGCCTATGTAACCCCTGCTTTGGCTGTTGATGCAGGACTAAAAAAAGATGCAGCTGTAACCGCGCCATCAAGCCAGCCGGCTACAGCTGCAACAGATGAACCGGTCGTACCTGATCAAGTTCCTAAAGATGTTGGTGAAGCGATTGATTCTGGAAAAAAGCTTGTTGAACAAGCAAAAGCAAAACAGTGGTTTGCTTTTTCTGCTGGTGTAATTTGGTTCGTAATGTTCCTAATTAAGTTTGGTAGAAAGCGGCTTGATTTTATGAAAAAGATTCCAAAGCGCGCACTTTGGATCATCGTTCCTGTATTGTCTGTTGCGGCTATGGTGCTTAGTAAGTTGCAAGCTGATCTATCGTGGAATGCAGCTGTTGCTGTGTTGTTTAGTGGTCCTGCAGCTGCCTTTGTTAATGACTTTATTAAACGCGGGTTGCTAGGTAAGGAATACTCAGAAAAGGTTAATGGGGGTTGATAATGGCGTGGTATTGGATACTGCTAATTGTTGTGGCGTGTCAAGGGCTGTTCTTGTTTTTGTTTTGGCTTGTAACGCGGAACAGTGGAAAATCCTATAACGCAGAACTAGACACTTCAGCTTCAAAACGATTGGAAGAAGAACTAGCTGCAGAAAAAGTGTTGACTGCTACGTTAAAAGAACAACAAGACACATTAGCATCAAAGCTTAAAGCCCTTGGTATATGGTATAATGATAATGTGAATCGGATCGAGAAAGAGGCAAGTGATGCGTTTACAGCGATGGCTGGTAACCCTGCTAATATTGACGCTTGGCTTGATGGTTTCAAGGGCAGCGATAGCTCAACAACAGCCGACGAATCCGGAAATGAAAAACCACAGGATGGTGAAGGGGGATAAAGCACCGTTTAACGGTGTTTTGATTACAGATGGTTTGTTGGCAAAAATAAAAACAGACCACGAAAAAGAGATCAAATTACTTAACTTAGAGGTTGAAAGACTAACACGAAAAAATGCCGTTGAGTCTAAGGCAGCTGATGCAGTGTGTACGGCACGAATTCAGGCAGAACAATCAAAAGCGGATGCTTGTAATCGTGATAGAGAGAGGCAACGGGAAATTTATACAAAGGCCATTGAATCAAAAAAATGTCCTAACCCTATCTGGCATTACATTTCATTCGTTGGGGGAGCCGTTGTTGCAGGGGGGATCTGTGTTGCTGCAGACCGGGGTTTGCAATGATGAGAGGGTATATCCTGATGTCTCCGCAAACAGAAGCAACTGGCAATAAACTATCACCTAGAAAAAAGAACCCTACTGATGGATATAGTTTAAAAGGTGATCCGGGTGGTGGATCACCTGGTGGATCGTCTAGCGGATCCGGATCGGATGGTGGCGGCCCCCTTGTACCCTTGCCCGTTGTTTTAGCCAGAGGTACATTACTAAAGTTTGCGTTGACAATTAGCGGAACTCTTTTGGTTGGGATCTCTGCAGTGCTTGCTTTTTATTGGCAACACCATTATTCGGTTGTTTCGCATATGGACAACCAAACAATTCATTTACAGTCCGGTGAAAGAGCACGGCTTGAAACGAAAGCTGAAGCACAACAGCACAGAAAGAATTTGGTTAGAGAGGTAAAAAGAGAGGTTGAATACACGCATAGGGTGATCGCTGTTAGACAGGATGAAGAAATTAAGAAGTGTGTAAAAAAGATGGCCGCAGAGCTAAAGCGAGAACAGCGATCAGAGTTTAAAAAGTTGATGGATGAAGTGAAGCAAACAAGACGGGCTGTTATTCGTAACAACCCTAATTAAACTATTTTGATCTCTTATACTGAAAACCATACCTTACCTTTTGGTTTTAACTCTTACCTTAAAACAAATTCCTTGCAATCAGTCTAGGCTTATGGTTAGGTGCTGCAGTTGGTTTTGACTGCAGCCCATGATCCGAATACACGTTGAAAGTAAGCTTAGGATCTGTAAGGCGGATTTACCTGATCCTGTAATAGATAGGATCAAGGCAACGTGTACTTATGCCGATCCGAAGTATCGTCAACTAAAACGGCAATGCCTACCAACAGACGGGTTAACCCCAAAGATTAGAACGTGGCAAGAAACGGACAGCCATTTAATTCTTTGGCGCGGTTCACTAGGTCCGGTTGTTCGTCTATTTCGGTTGTTGAATCTTGATTATGAAATTGTTGATCAACGGTTGTGGCTACCAAAAATTGATTTGAACTGTCAAATTACTTTAAGAGACTATCAGAAACCTGGTGTTGATAGGATGATTCGCCGGCAGCAAACGGTGATTCGTGCACCTTGTGGATCTGGTAAAACTGAAATGCTGCTAGTAACAGCTGCACACTTTAGTCAACCAACACTCGTATTAGTTTGGCAAGAGAGGCAACAAAAAACTTGGGTCAAACGGATCGCTAAATATTTTGATTTTTGGCCCGGTGGTGTTGGTGGTGCGTATACTAAGCCTGTTTTGGATCGTCCGATTGTTGTCGGGATGGTTGGTTCCGTAAGAAACAGGCTTGCAGAACTAAAATATCGTTATGGGTGCGTTATCTGTGATGAGGTTGATCGATTTGCTGCACCAACATTGTCAGAAGTTGTTAATAACATGCCTGCAGCTGTTCGGCTTGGTGCCAGTGATGATGAACGCAGAAGAGATGAGCGGGAGTTTCTTCTTTACGACACATTTGGACCAAGGGGTTGGAGGTTGGCAACAAATGCTCTGGAGGTTCCGGTATCTATTGTATTAGTGCCAACAGGTTTTGTATATAGTCAAGGATCGATTAAGTCTTTGTTACGAGAATGGAACGGGGTACTTGATGAGCTAGTTGAAGATAGACAACGTAATAAGCTCATTTTGACACTAGCTAAAAGAGAGGTGGACAACGGAAAGCGAGTATTAATCTGGAGTGATCGTGTTGATCATTGTAAACGCCTAAAACGTGCCCTTATAGCAAACGGGTACAACGCTGGATTGCTAATAGGGACAAAACAATACAAAAGAGAGGCTGATGGTACTGAAGCAGGGTTAAACGACGGATCAATTGAAATTGGAATCGGAACAACTGTTGCAGAAAAGGCGATCGATATTCCGCCACTTGATGTTGGTATTATGACTTGTGCATCTGCTGGCCGTAAGATGTACCGGTTTAAACAAATGCGAGGTAGGATCGTTAGGCCATATGATGGAAAAGAATCTGCAACACTGTATTACTTGTTTGATAATTCAGTTAACAAACTAAAAGCGAAAAAGTACAACATACGGCAGCTGTATCCTGTTAAAGAAATGGTGTTGCCGTATAAACACAGGGAGATTGGAACAATGCCAGTTGAACAAGTAGCAATTACGATTGATACGCTTAAAGCCGGGTGTAAACAGCTTGGGATCAAGGTCCCAAAAGGGGCAACTGTAAAGAAGCTGAAGAAATTGATTAAGCGGGAACTAGCAAAAGATAAGACGTTTGAAAGCTATACTTGTGGTGCTTGTTTTTCTGATATTATTGATGGGCTAAAGGTTTGTCCCTATTGTTCGGCAAAGTTCAAGCCCATTGCTGCAGCTGCAGAAACTGATGAGGATGATGATGGGGATGATGATGAGTTTGAGGATGAAGAAGAAGATGAGGATGGGGATGGGGATGATGAAGAGCTAGATGGTGATGAAGATGAAGAAGATGAGGATGATGATGGGGATGGGGATGATGAAGATGAAGAAGATGATGATGGGGATGATGAAGATGATGAAGATGATGAAGATGATGATGGGGATGGGGATGATGAAGATGATGATGAAGAACTAGATGGTGATGATGATGAGGATGATGATGAAGATGATGATGAAGATGATGCTGAGGATGATGGTGAGGATGATGATGAGGAAGTAGAGGAAGAAAAACCAAAGAAGAAAACAAAGACTACAAGCAAGGGTAAGAAGAAGCCTGAAACAAAGACAGGGAAGAAAAAGGCAAAGGATGTAAAAAACTCGAAAGAGGAAGAAAAGGAAGCAAAGCGAAAACAGATCGCTTCTGAGTTGCCGTATACCGGTAAGCAGTTGAAGGCGATGAAGAGAACCGTGTTGGTTATGGTCGCCGGTGTACTTGGTATCAAGGATCCTGTTCGTATCGGAACCTCTGATGATTTGATCAAGGCAATTACGAAGGTGCAGAATAAGAAGTTTGGTACAGCTGGAACGAAAGATAAGAAAAAGGGTACGAAAGATAAAGCTGATAAGAAGAAAACAAAGACTACAAGCAAGGGTAAGAAGAAAGAGAAAAGCAAAAAGAGAAAATCTAAGTAACGTATAATTGGGGATCGGGAATTGTAGCAGGTAACAACAATTCCCGATCCCCGTTTCATTTCCAGATTCCAGTTAAGCGGATCACACTATGGAAGTTAAAGCTGAACTTCGGCAGTATCTAACATTAAAAAAATGGCAATGGAAACCGGCACAAGGATCTCCGAAAGATATTGCTGTTAAAACGTGTCCGTTTTGTGGAAGAAGCAAATACAAGTTTTGGATTGATGCAAAACGAACCCTGTATCACTGTTGGCATTGTAAGGCGCGAGGTAACCTATACAGACTGAAGCGAGAACTCGGAGATTTAAAGCATGTTAAAAGTGCAGCTTCAGCTACTGGATTTGATAGTGAAGTAAAACAAGTAAAGACTGTTTCGTTATCCTTCGTTGAAAAATGGCATAAGCAGCTGTTGGGGAATAAACGCGGTTTAGCGTATTGTAAGAAACGTGGCTTTACCGTTGACACAATCAAACACTTTAAACTTGGGTTGCAAAAAAAGTATGGAATAACCTGGTTAGCAATTCCCCATATTAATGACGATATCTGTCATAACGTAAAGTTTAGATCGCTACCGCCACATGATAAGGCGTTTAGACGTATAAAAGGGGCAGCATCCGTTTTGTTCAACGCGGATGCTCTAGCTGATTTTGATGATGTTGTGATTGTTGAAGCAGAACTTGATGCTATTTCATGTTGGCAAGCTGGAATCAAAAACGTCATTGCCTTAACGTGTGGTGCAGATACGTTACTTGATGAATGGTTTGAATTGCTATGTGATAAAGAAAAAATCCTAATAGCCCTTGATGCCGATCCTGTTGGTCAACAGGGTGCAAGAGCTGCAGCAAGGCGGCTAGGGTTTGATCGTTGTTACAATGTGATGTTACCCGCCCATGATGCAAACGAATGTTTAGTTGCTTATGGGGAAGAAACGTTAGTAACCGCGTTTGAAACGAATGCTGAGAAATTTGAAGTTGGCGGGATTGTAACAGCTGCCGATGTGTTGCTTCGTTGTAGGCAACGGGATGAAGTTGGTGATCACGGGTTACTAACACCATGGGATAGGGTAAATGCACTTATCGGGAAGGGGTTTCAACCGGGTGATTTGTGGGTTCTATCAGCAAAGATTAAGGTTGGTAAAACAACGCTAGGTTTGAATGAAGCGTTATATCTTGCTCAACATGGTATCCCTAGTTGTATCCATTGCCTTGAAATGAGTGTTGAGAGGCTAGGTGATAAGCTTACTTCTATCCTTCGTAACAAACCGGTTGATGATCTGACAAATGCAGACTTTGCTGTTGCTCGTTACATGATCCGAAGTATCCCCTTGTACTTTATTGAACCGGATTGGTCTGGAACACAATCTGTTGAAAGTGTGTTTGATAAGATCCGGGAAGCTGTTAGACGATACGGGATCAAGTTTCTACTTTTTGATCATCTTCATTTTCTTTGTCGATCGCTAAAGTATGTAACAACAGAAATCGGTCAAGTAACCCGATCGTTCAAAATGCTATCTGAAGAAATGGGGATGGTAACGTGTTTGATAGCTCAACCAAAAAAAGTAGGTAGTGGCCGAATCATTACCTATGATGACATCAAAGACAGCTCTTCTATTCCAGCTGATGCAGACTGGATCGCCTTATTGCACCGTAAGCCAATACCCGCAAGTCTTGAAGGTGATCTGGACTCAACGGCAGAAAATGAAGTGTTAGAGCCTAAAACTTTGATCCGGTTTGACGCTGCTAGGTTTCGATCTGGCGGGGAATGCTTGTTGTGGTTTGATGGTGCAACCGGAAGATTTCTAGATTGGGCTAATCGGCCCATGGATCGGACCTACTAACCGTAGCCGTTCCTTTCATTTTGACCTATCTCAGCCCTGGAATCCGGGCTTTTTCTATCTGAAATAGCCCAGAGTTACCTTACCCGGCAAAACTGCCTTAGAAAGCCTCTCAGAGCTACAGATTGATCAGCTGAGAACCTTAAAAAAACGACATTTTTGTAAGGAATGTTACAAAAATATATTCTTTTCGCTAGGCTGGTTTTAAGCTGTTTCTGTTAGTTGTAATAAAAATTAGAGCTAAAAACGATTATAAAACATGCAGTTGAAAAAGACTGCATTTGTAATCTTTACTACACTTTTCAACATGATTTCTAAATGTAAAAAATGACTCGTATTTTAGAGCTAAAAATAAAGTGTTGACCGGTATAGTGGTACATACTATTCTGAGTATGTTGAACATTGAAAACTGAATAGACGGTTAACGGGGCAACCAAGGGCAACAGGTACGATGGTAGGGCTGAGAGAGGGATTTGGACGCATCCCCAGGGGTTAGCTGAAATGCTTTCCTTGTCACCTGGTAAGGGCTAGCAAAGACTTGTAACACCGGCTGAACGCTACCACACAAAGACCAACTTGGAACCAAAACAACCGGTAGATGGCCCCAATACACAGAAGCAACTTAGTTGCTTCTTTCAGTGTTTACAATCTGTGAACGCTGAAAGAAACAACTAACAGAAAGGTGAACACCATGAATTGTTTCATCTGTGGTAACCCGGTTGAAGCACCTAAGAAGAGAATCATTAACGGTGTGATTGTTGAACAGTGTGTTGCACAGTGCCACGATCGGCACATTCAACCGTGTTCAAACGCTGAAGCGTTTCTTGCTGCAGCTAAAAAGGCTTTCAAGAAAGCCGGCTGTAAACGAGTTTGAATCCTGCTAGAGCTAACCCGGCAATGCCGGGTTGGTTCAATGGAGCATTCAAACCAAACACGAAAGGCGGAAACAATGGCACTTGGTAAACGTAGTAACAGACCAAACGCGGCAAGTAAGCGGCATGTGTCAGCGTTTATTCGTAGATACGTTGTTAACGGTCATTGTGACATTGACGGTTTAACCGAATATCTAAGTGAAGCTTTTGGGGCATGGATTGCACGGCATGAAGATCCGAACGATATGCAATGCCAATTAGCAGATACTTGGTCTGCATTGCTTTATGAGCTGAAAACTGCACTTGAGATCAAGGGAATCATTGTTAACGACTAACCACAACGAAAGGCGAGAACATGCTAAAAGGCGAGAACATGCGAAAGCTGCACAAGGATAAGAAGAAAAGGGGCAAGGCTTGGATCACACAAACTTGGTTGGGTGATGGTAGTAGCTTTTTTATGTTGCATGTGTGCAGTAACCAAGGGACAGAAGCTAGGATTGAACTTACAAAGCGTAATGCAAAAGAGCTGATTCGGGGCGTTTTGGAGTGTGCTGGAATTCTCTAATTAAATACAAGAAAGGCGAACCAATGGCAAACAAGAAAAAGGTGAAGCAGCCCGGTACAAACGAATCTGCACGATCTAGGTTTAACAGACTGTTGGATCTGCTGTCTACCATTGCTGTTGAAAAGGAACAAGAGGTTCTGTGTTTGGCTGTTGCACTGATTGCACGGGAAAACCTACTAATTCTTGGCAAGCCGGGTGCAGCAAAAACAATGCTTAGCAAGTTGTTTTGTAAGGCTGTTACTGATGCAGATTGGTTTTACTACCTGCTATCGAAAACAACGGAGCCTAATGAAATTTTCGGCCCGGTTAATCCGGCAAAATTTCGTGATGGTGAATTTGTACGAATCACTAAAGGAATGGCACCAGAAGCACACATCTTGTTTTTGGACGAGATTTTTAAGGGTAACAGCTCAATCAATAACGCAATGCTAACGTTGATTAATGAACATCAGTTTCAAAACGGAACGGATGGGATGGTTGATACCCCAACAGAGCTTGTTGTTGGGTGTTCTAATGAGCTTCCTGAAGATGAAAAGGCATTAGCTGCCTTTTATGATCGCTTTCCAATTCGTAAATGGTCTGGATACATCAAATCTGATGACAATTTTAAGCGGTTTCTGATGTCAGAAAGAGCCGGCTTTAGCAAAATCAAAACCGCCGGTTGTACGATAACGCTTGATGAGTTGCATACATTGCAGGCTAACGCGGATTCTGTTGATGTTCCGGAAGAAATTATTGATGTTTTAATTAGTATCAAGAAAGCTCTGTATAACGATCCTAATCTGCGGCTTGAAGTATCGGATCGTAAGTGGGAAAAAATTCTGTACATTCTTCAAGCACACGCTTTTGTACATGGGCGGAATGAAGTTACTGAAGACGATTTGTTGTTTCTTCCGCATTGCCTTTGGAACAAGCCAGAACAGCTTGCAGCTATTTCAAAGGTTGTCGGAGAAATTGCAAACCCGCTTGCAGCACTTTGCCAAGAATCACTTGATGCTTGCGTGGAAGCAGTTAGGGCACTTCCCTTGAACCAGAATGTTGTTGATGCAGACGGTGCTAAGGTACTGGTTCAGATTAAAGAAGTGATGACACGGTTGAGAAAAGCTACTTCTAAAATTGAGACTTTGGCAAACGGTAAGCCTAATCATGTAGCCAAAGACACGATCGAAAAGATCAACCATCTTCGGATGGATGTAGCCAATTTGATGAACAAGATTATTGGTTAACAGTATGAACAGCCCGTTAACCGGGCTGTTCTGTCAAGCTAGCTGTAATCAGTTGGCTTGACAGAACAGCTACTAACCACAAAAGAAAGGCGGAAACAATGGCGGAAACAAAGTTTGTTCGGGACTTGAACGCAGAACACAAGAAACTGGCAAAGTTGGGTTGGACACGGAAAGGATGCTTAGCTTATTGGTGGCTTACTGGTGCAATGATTCACAGGGATGATCTTAAAGAGCTGTTCGCGCAACAGGATCTTAGCTGGGAAAATTGGGGGCCACCAGAACAGCGATCAACGGTTGCTTTTCGTAAGACAATTAAAGAAGTATCCCGCAACTTGAACAAAAAAGGCGAAAACACCGGCTATCTAATTCGACCAATCAATGAAACGGATCATCACTTGGTGTATGGGGTTGTTCGTGAAGATCGGTTGAAGGTACAAGAGGATCTGGCCCACCAATGTGAAGCAAAGGTTAGACTGGACAAAGAAACGTGTTCAGTTGTATGTAGCAAAGATAACGGTACAGACGGGTACCAGGTAGCCGCTAAGGTTAGGGATTTGTTTGATACAATGTACTGCCACCTAACAGTGCAAGATTTTAGCCGGCTCTTAACCCGTAATCTAAAGCGTATGAAAGCTGTGAATATCCGGCCAACCGGTGCAGTGTACTTTGTGCCGGAACAGTACAGAACCATTTTGAACAAGCTGCAAGCGGTTCTTGATGCAATCCCTGGTGATAGCCACTTGAGTTTGCCGGATGTTTGGGGGGAGCAACCGGATCTGGCTAAAGATTGTAAATCAGCACTACAGGGCGAACTAGCAGCACTGAAAGCAGAGATTGAAGAATTCAAAACCAAAGCACCACGTAAGGATCGGTTGGAAAATCGGATTGAAGAATTCAAGGATCTGCAGGAACGTGGCAAGATGTACGCCGAAATGTTGGGGTTCAACGCAGATCAGATCTTGAAAGGGCTGGAAACGTGTAAAAAGGCTGTTACTGCGATGATTACGGAAGGGTATTACAAGGGTTCAGAAGAACAAAAAGCAGCTAAAGAAAAGGTTGTTGTTGAAGTTGAAGAACCGGCTACTGTTGAAGATGTTGAAGTTGAAAAGGTTGTTGTTGAAGTTGAAGAACCTGTTAAGCCACAGTCAACTATTGTTCAAATTGCTCGAAATGCTAGCAGTAAAAAGAAAAGCAGTAAGAAACGAAAGTAATTGCTGTTAGAGCCAACCTACCACAATAGGTTGGTTCAATAGAGCAATTACCTATAAACAAAAACGAAAGGCGAAACCATGGCAGATGAAAACATTCTTTATGACGTTAAAAGGTGGCCGGCTTTGATGTATAAGCTGGAAAAAAAGCAGAATGCTGGAATTCGTAAGGCAGAAAACAAGGGCTTTAATAAGTCAACCCGTTGGTCTAAGGTGATGCAGGAAGGCTTTTCTTGCTTGCTGGATCCACAAACAAAAAAGCTTGAAGAACCACCTAAGCCCGGATATGAAGTTGAACAAACCGCTTTGAATGAAATGACAGCACTGCAGGAATTTAAATCCCTGCAACAGTACACTGAAGGTGATGAGGTTGCAGCTGGTAACGCAGTAACCGCTTTGTCAAACGCTATTGCTGATAAGTTGGTTCATAGGGAAAGTAATCGTGATGTTGATAAGCTGAAAGAAGAAGTTGAAACACTGGAAGAGCTGAAAGAACAAGGTGTACCGGTTGAAAAAGAGCTGAACGAAGCAAGGGAAAGCTTTCAGGCTGCATTGAAAGAACAGGAAGAGCTTGCAGCCGGGATCGATCCTGTTGGGATCCGGGTAGCTGTTAGAAATGCGGCCAAGGAATCCATGGAACAGATCGAAAATGAACGCGAAGCTATCCGATCCGTATCATGGGGATCAGAACCTGGTGAACCGGTTCAGAAGCAACTTGGATACCGGGATCACGCTAATCGGTTGAAGCAGAATAAGAAGCTTCAGCAAATTGCTAAAGAAGCCGGTAGGCAACGGGCTTTGGCTTGTCAGAAGCAAAAAGACAAGTCTGAAGATGCACGGGTTGAGGTTGACTCGATTGAAACGGGGAATGAAATTAGCCGGCTATTGGGTTCGGAACTGATGTTGTTGGTTAGTGATAACGAAGATGAACAACTGATGTTCTATCAGAGATACGCGGATAAGAACTGTCTGCAGTTGAAACTTAGTGGTAAAGAAGAAAAGCAGCAAGGGCCAATTGTGTTTTGTGTTGACACAAGCGGTTCACAGAACCCTTACGAGATTATGACTAAAGCTACGGTGCTTGCAATGCTGGAAGTTGCCAGAATTCAGAAGCGTAGCTTTGGCGTTGTGTTCTTTGACAGCACTGTTAGTCGGGTTGATTATTTGCCGGCTGGTAAAGAGGTTGATACTAACCGGGTAATGGATATGCTGGATCACTGGACTGCAGGCGGGACAAATTTTCAAGCGGCTTTGGATGATGCGGTTGCTATCATCAAGCGGGATGGTGAGTTTAAGCAAGCTGATGTTGTGCTTGTAACGGACGGTTACTGCAACACGGATCCAAGCTGGGATGAAGCATTTAAGGCGGCTAAAACAGAGCTGGGATTTACGGTTTATACTGTACTTACGAATTCAAGCTACAAGAGCACGATCAACAAGTGGTCTGATCAAGTTTGGGAAATTGGGCAACTGATGCAAGGAACGGTGCAGGATAAGATTTACGGTGTTTGATAGCTGCTAGAGCCAACCTGGTGAGGTTACCAGGTTGGTTCAATGGAGCAATCAACCACAACAGGAAAGGCGGGATACGATGAAGAAGAAACGAACGAAAAAGCGGTATAGAAAAACGTGTCCGGTGTGTTATGCCAAGTACAACACGTTTCTAGCCCATGATTTCTATGGTGACAACCGATCACCACAATGGGAAATGTCATGGTGTGATTTCAATTTTTTTGCTGCCCCAAAATGGGTGTATATAACTAACAGGGGGGATGGTTTCTACCTCTGCACTAAATGCGGAACGGCTCTAACATGAACACGGTAAGGGGGAGTCACGAGTTAATCACGATCAGTCCACCATGGGAACGTCCGCACGGCTTATGGTACATATCTGGATCGTGGGGATGTTCCTTAGCTCCAACACTGCTAGACTGTATCAAGCGGTATTGTTGTTTGATTGAGAGGTAAAGTGAATAAGACACGAAAAATTGACGTGACAAAGCGACAACTGGCCTATATCATTCTTGGCTTGGATGAATACTACAAGAAAGAAAGGCGGAACTTCAAAAGAAGACAACAAAGAACAACGCAAGTTAATCCCCACGATCCAGCTGAAACGGCTGCTTTCTTGGCAGATATTACCCGGCTAAAAGAACAGCTGGAAACCGTGCTGTTTAAGGAGTTTCCGATTAATGGCTAATTGGAAAAACACATTTATTAACGTTGTTACCCCATATAGTATTACAGTCTGGACAATCATCACAGATGCAAGTATTACGTGCCCAAACTGTGATCAGGATATGGAAACAATCTTTGTGTTCAACCCCATCAACGGAAAAGTAGCTGGAAAGTCTAGGCCACAATTACAAGCGGCAAGTTTTGATACATGGTTAGACGTGGCTTCCAGAATTGAGGATTGGTGCCCTAGTTGTGGGTATATACTGCCGTCAGCTTTTTTTTAACACCTAGCACTGCTAGAGCACACTTGACGGGTTTTAAATAACGTGGTCAATCTGTTTTCTGTCAAGTGTGCTCAATGGAGTATTAGGTTTCTCGCCTTTCCTAATACTTCTGGTGGCCCACTATTACGTTTAGTTGTCAACTAATAGTGGGCCACCATTTAGCTTTCTAAAGATTGTGAACCTACCGGTGTTGCTATATATACAGTACATTATGTAAGTAGGAAGTAAGACGTGTAACTTGCATATAGCAACAGGATCCTGGATATATCTATAATAGTATAAGTAGATCTTCTTATTATCTCTTATTTGAAAGGTGTAACAGACCTTATAAGTACAAGATCTAGTGGTAAGTGGTAAGTGGTAAGTGGTAAGACACAAAAAGTAAAGGATGGTGGTAAGTGAAAAAAGAAATGCGAGTTGATGCAATGGATATGGGATGGGTCAAAAAGTTTGCTGGGAAGTTAATCGAAACTTGTAAGTTGCTGGATCGGGTGATCTTGTGTGCGGATACCGCGATGAAGTTGGTAAACTTTTGTAAAGAGCTTGCGAGTAATCCAGGTATTCGTGTTGATAGTCAAGTGGTGTGGGAATTAAAAGCACAGGTGTTAGCTGATGATCCAGCCAATGATTATGAAGGGGCAGCTATTCACCAGGTGATTGTAAAAGGTTGGGCAACAGCACCTGTGATAATTCAAATGCTAACCCCGTTGGTTGCTGCATACTTTGATCATTTGAAGGCGATTGAAACGGATAGTAAAGAGTTGCAGGATGTTTTGAACGCTGTTAGCTTGTTCCGAGATCGTGCGTTTAGCGGTTGTACTGATGATTTGGAAGCAAGCGAGGATAAGCCTAATTGATGTTGCTTCTGTGCACCAACAAGCCCGGTATCCTTGCGATACCGGGCTTTTTTTTTGCCTGTAAAAAATTCTTGCATCCGTGTTGTTGTTCGTGGTAAGACTGTTGCCGTTGGTTGTTGCAGTATTCGTTACAAAATTTGAATTGACACTGGATCGCCCGATTGTAAATGATCGGCCATTGGCCAGAACAACAGCGTTACACATGCTTGAGACAATCCACCTTTCCCCCCTTTTCCTATTTGGCAAGCAACCAACACCAATCGGGCGATCTGGTGTCAATTTTTCTAGCGAAAACTTGACGGGTTGTTACATTGCCAGCGAAAGCAACAGCGAAACAGATCAACCGGATCAAATTACTTCGTCAAAGTGTTACCTGTAATCGATGCGATCTTTGCAAAACATCAAAAACCGTTTGTTGCGATGGATCAGGACCGTCAACAGCGGATATTATGTTGTTGGGGGAATCGCTAGGGCCGATAGACGAAGAAAGATCTAGACCGTTTGTTGGTGATTCCGGTTGGAAGTTAAATTACTGTTTAAAACGATCTGGACTTGATAGGAAAGCCCTACGCATTGAAACGGCTGTTAGGTGTAGGGTACCGGGAACAAAAAAACCTTCCGTAAATCATATCTCATCTTGTTACGGCTATCTCCTAAGATCGATACTTAAAAACAAACCGAAGGTGGTTGTATGCTTAGGTTCTGTTGCGTATCAAACGATTCTTGGTGAGATTGTTACGCAGAAAAACGGCCATCAGACAGTTAAGAAGAACACTAGAACTGTAAAAAGTTGGCGCGGTTTTTATAGTAAACATACGATTGAATGGGTAACTAAAAAGGGTAAGACGTATTCCCACACGTTTTGGGTTGTTCCTACACATAACCCTAATGCGTGTTTGCATAATTGGGAATTCGATGATTTGGTGGTGTTTGATCTACTAGTTGCAAAACGGCTTGCAGCTGGTAAGGAACCGTTAAAAAGTCCTACAACAAAAATAACGGTTGCTGATACGTTTGAAAAAGCACTAGCCCTGTTGAGCCGGTTAGAACGGATTGATACGGGTTTTGTGTTTGATTTAGAAACGACGGGGCTATCCCCACACACTTCAGAAATTATGTGTGTGGGGTTTTGTTTTGAGGATGATGAAAGTCATATCTTGCCGTGGATGGTACAGGGTAAGACGTATTTTTGGACACCACAGCAACGAAGGATTTTAGTTGATAGGTTAACTCAAGTTTTTTTAAAAGCAAAACTGATCGGGCAAAATTTAAAATTTGATATCAAGCATATTAGGAAATTGACAGGTATTGTTGATTTCAACGTTGTGTTTGATACGTTGATTGCACATGCAAATATTGACGAAAACAAACCGCATAATCTTACCTTTCAAAGTCAATGGTACTTGCGTTGGAAAAAATATGATGCGGTTATGGATGAGTATAAGGTTACGGCCGGTAAAAAAACGATCTTCAAAACGTGGGAAGTTCCAAACCGGCTGTTATGGTCTTATTGCGGTTATGACTGTAATGCAACGTGGCTAATAAAAAAGAAGTTAGTTAAGTTATTAAAGCAAGAAAAAACGGTTGGCCCGTTTAAGGGGCATATGGGACTAATCAACCCGCTTGCTGATGCAGAATATCGTGGGCTGCAGTGTGATAAGGAACGGTTACTGTATCTGAGTAAACATTACCGTAAGAAGTCTGAAAGAATACTTACACGGATAAAGAACCAGGCAAACAAGTTGCTTGGGACTGTTCGTGATACAAAAGGTAATATTGTTATCTTTAATCCTAATTCACCTATTCAGCTTGCCAACTTACTAGAAGCAGCCGGTGCTGATTTACGTAAACGAACAAGGGGCGGTAACCGATCAACAGATAAGTTTGTTTTAGAAGCTCTGTCTATTCAGAAGACAAAAGCAGGTAGGATCGCTAGGGCGATCATTGAATTAAGAAAGTTTGAAGGTTACATAACAAAAAATTTGGATGGTACGGATTCGGATGGTGCGTTTTTGCGTTATCTTGAATCTAAGAACCGATTCCACCCAAATTTTAATATACACATCGCGAGAACTGGCCGGCTTTCAGCTGATGATCCGCCGGTTCAGACACTTCCAAGAACCGGCTGTATTCGTTCAATCCTTGTTCCCGATACTCCAGATCATGTGATCCTTTCTGCTGATTATGAAAAAGTTGAACTATGCGTATTAGCGTGGCTTGCTAATGAAAGGATCATGATTAAAGAGCTTCTAACTGGTGTTGATCTGCATACGAGAATGGCAGTTGTTGCTAGGTTGATGCGAGAACCCACCGATGAAGAATGGAAACAGATTGCACCGCTGATTACCAAGGATGAACGATCTGTTGCCAAGGGTGCAAACTTCGGTATTCCATACGGTAGAGGTGCCTATGCAATTGCTGAAGCTAATCCTGATAGTTTTCCGTTGAACATGCCGATGAAGGAACGGCAATTAAAAGTTCAACGTGTCATTGATGCGTATTTTGAAAAGTATCAGAGGATAGCAGCCTTTAGACGTAAACAGGTTGCACTTGTTGAAAAGAATGGGCGGCTTACTAGTGCTGTATACGGTAGAAAACGCCGGTTGCCGGGTATTCAGTGGTTCTTGTCTAAATACGGATTGAGAACCGATAAGCGGGATTTTGATTTATCACATTTGCATAGGGAAGCTTACAACTTTGAAGTGCAAGCTATTGCCGGTGATGTGATGACAAGAGCAACCAAACGGGTGTATGACGGTATTAGACGATCAAACTTTCCAGGATTGAGAATCATTCTTACACTTCACGATCAGTTGGTGTTTAGTTGTCACAAATGTTGTGCAGATGACGCAAGTGAAAAGATCGTGGTATGGATGGCCGATACATTACCAAAAGATAGCCGGCATAAGTATGAAATGCCGTTGAAGGTGGAATGTTTGAAGCAACAATGTTTTGGTGAAGAATACCAGAGTAAGGAAGAGAAAGAAGAATATCAAAGCTATTTGGAGGTTAAGGGGTATGCCAAAGCGGCGTGAAGATGAAAACGATGATCTTATTGATCCAGAAAAAACGATGTTGGGTATCCTTGAAGAGCTTGGTATTGGGGCAGATCTGAAACAAGAATTTTCAAGACAAGCTAGTTACTTCGCACATTGGGGATTTTTACACGCTAGGGCGGAAGATGAAGCAAGGCGATCGGAAGAAGCAAAGGATGTAATTGGGGCTAAGCTGGGATTGAAATACAGATCTGAAAAACGAAACAGTAAAGAAGCTGAGATCAAAGAACACATAACAAAACATAGTCGGCATAGGGAAGCTGTTGAAGCGTGGCACAAAGCAAAGTTTAACAGGGATATTCTAAAAGTTGCTGTTGAAGCATTTAAACAACGTAAGGATATGCTGATTCAACTTGGTGCAGATAACAGAACAGAAAAGGATTCAACTGATTTATCACTAAGAAAGAAAATAAAACGAGCTAACAGGGTTTTGGAACAGCGGGTTGTAAAGAGATCTGTAAAAAGAAAACGAAAGGATCGGTAGTTATGGCAAAGAAAAAGGATAAGTCAGGATCAAAAAGTAAGGGTAGCAGTAAGAGAAAACGACGCGGTATTGACTTTGATGAAGCAGCAAAGAAACAAAAGGAACTTGCGGATCGATCTGGTGGTGAGTTCCATGAATTGAAAGTTGGCTGGAATTATTTTTATATATGTCCACCATGGGCAGATGAGATCAGGGTATTGTGGCGTGAAGTTCAACAACACGGATTGGGGTTGGTATGCCCACCTAATTCTGGATACGATAAACCGTGTTTGATTTGTAAGGAACGGAAGAAAGCACTGAAAAAGGGGGATTCAGACTTCGCGGATAACTTTAGGTTGTCAAGCCGTGGTTTTATGAACGCAATCAGAAAAGAAGATATTAAGTCTCGCGGTCCTGTAAAGTTGTTGGGGGTTAGTAGTAACGTTTTTGAACAGATTGTTGATCACGTTACTGATGAGAAGATCGATATTAGCGATCCAGAAGCTGCCGTTATTGTAGCAATCAAAAGAAAAGGCAAGGGTAAGGCCACTAGATACCCGTCTGTTAAATTTTCAGATCCAATTAATATCGCTAAATACATCACTGATGATGTGTATGAAGCGTTGAATGATCTAGATACGATTAAAGCAGTGCAGCCGGCCAGTGAAAAAGCCCAAAGAACCGCGATCCGAAAGTTCATCAAAGGTGATGCGGATGAAGATGATTTTGATGATGATGAGGATCTGTCTGGTGATGATGGGTTTGATGATGAGGGTGATGGTTTTGAAAACGATTCTGATGAAGATGAGTTGTTTGATGATCCTGATACGTCTGATGAGGATGATGAAGATAGTGATGATCTAGATGATGATGACGATGATAGTACCGATGATGAAGATGATTCTGATGATGACGATGATGACGGGGATTCATCGGATGATGAAGATGATACTGATGAAGACGATGATCTAGCTGATGATGACGATGAAGAAGAAAAACCAAAAAAGAAGCGAAAAGCCAAAAGTAGTGATCGCAAAAAGGCTAAGAAAGGCTCTTCCAAGGGAAAAAGAAAACGCCGGTGAATACCTGGTTTATTGTTCTGAATGTGGGGAACGTCTAACTAATGTTGTATACGCAAGAACAGATAACAAAGTTAGACGCGGGTTTTGTGGTTGGAAATGTCATTTTGCTTGGTGTAGAGAATACGGGGCAAATCCTTGGAAGCAAGGTAACACACCGTCAGCAAAAAAGAGGGTAATGTGAGACTACTTGTTGATTTATCTAATCTGGCGTATAGGGCAGCATATAAACTGAGTCTGTCTTATAAGGGCCAGAATACTAATATTGTGTACGGTGTGTTAAAAAGCTTGGCTAGCCTTGCTGCAGATTTGGATCCGGATGAACTTATTATCTGTTGGGATGGTGGTAGTAATAAAAGGAAGGCGATTTTTCCGGATTACAAAGCAAACAGAAATAAGGATCCGGAGTTTATTGAAGACTTAATTAGGCAACTTGCAATTCTTAAACGATTCTTTGACACATTGCCGGTTATTCAATGCTATGAAAATGGTGTTGAAGCAGATGACGTTATAGCCGTATTAACCGTATTTCTAAAGCTGGAAGAGGTTGGTATCGTGACTAGCGATTCTGATCTCTTCCAGCTTTGTGTACCTAAAAACCACTACATCATTGATCCCAAGTCACATGCAAAAGTTAAATTAGAAATGCAGCCTGAACAGTTCTTGGCCTACCGATTACTAGTAGGTAATAAGGATAATGTTCCTGGTGTTCATATGGTTGGGGATAAAACGGCTAGGAAGTTACTTGATAGGTTTAAGACACTAGATCGGATACTGCAACATTCTAAAAAGCAAGGTGGGCTGGGATCCGTATCCCATAAAGATGTTGTTAGTGTGATTACACGCAACACTTCATTATGGGATCTGAAAAAGCCGCATATTACAGAAGAAGAAAAGCGCGATCTGTTGAATCAGTACAAGTTTGGCCGGTTAAAGACGGTGCTTGATAAACAAGCACTGCATGATCGATGTGTTGAATTCGGGTTGAGTTCACTGATTAGGAAATTTTCCGGGTTTTGTGGATCCTTTAGAACACTGTGTAGAGGTACGGGTGTACACAAAAAGGTTGCGAAAAATTCAATGGTCAAAAAAGATAAAAAGGGTTCTTGGACAAAACGATTGCGGGTTGTGGTTACAGCCGGTGATGAAGGTGAGAGAAACAAGAAAAGAGGTTGTTGCAGAACTCAAAAACGAACAGAAAGAACTTCCAACAGCGTCAAACGGATCTACGCTAGCCGTATACGAAAGGTTGAAGCTAATGGCGTTACTGCGGCTAGCCGATCCAGACACTCTAAAACAGTTGTACGAACAGATAAACCAAGGGCCACGAAGGGAACAGTGGGCCGCCGGAATTGCAGAATTGAGTTTGCTGATAAGGGAACGGCTACATACGATAATGTACGGGAATCAAGAACAGCAAGAAAAGCACATGCCCTGTTCATTTTGTCCGTACTATCAGCAAAAGACGGATGGCAATGGTTAAAGGAACAACCAACAAACTGTTTAAAGTTTGTGTCAAAGTTAATTGAGGCTGTTGAGAAAGAAGAAACAACCCTAATTTCAAAATCACAACTTAAAAAGCTAGAAAGTATCTACAACGAATACTGTGATGAGCCGCCAGTGTGGCTTGATTAGGTTACTAGGGGTTGTGAATCTAATGAGTAAGAAAAAGATTATTAGGGAGGTTGAACTAGTTTCACGTATTGGCAAGGTTGCTGATGCTATTGCTTCTGTACTTGGTACAGAAGCAGTGCATATGGCGAATACAAGTGATCGCGGTGTTCCACGGATGTTTATACCGTCAGGTGTTCCAGAACTTGATTTAGTACTTGATAGAAAAGGTAGGGGCTGGCCTGTTGGTAGGATTGTTGAAGTGTTTGGTGCTGAGGCAACGTGTAAGACTGCACTTGGGTATAGCTTAATTGCACAAGCTCAAAAGCTTGGCGGGGATGGTGTATTGTGGCCGTGTGAAGGTGAGTATGATGAATGGTTGGCTAGTAAATATGGTGTTGATCTATCCCGTCTTATATTAGGGGATGATGAAACCGTTGAAGGTGTTTTTGGATCTTTTTCAAAATCTATTACTGCAATTGGCCGTACTGGGTTGATGGTTGGGATGATTGACTCTATTGCCGGAATGAACACTAAAGCAGAACTTGAAGAGCTTGCTGAAACAGGCGAGATAAAACGGGATCGTTCAGCACAGATTAGAGCGTTGATGCTTAGCAGTGCCATCAGAAAGGTTGCTGGCCGTATTCCTCGAACAAACACTATCCTGTTTTGTGTTAATCAAATTAGAACAGCGGATAGCCAATTCGGTACGGCACATAAACCACCAGGTGGGTTTGCTTTACGGTTTCACGCGTCAGTTAGGCTAAAGTTAGAAATGCTTGGCAAGTATACCAGGGTGCGAAATGGGAAAAAGTACGTTGCCGGTATTAAACTATGTATAACTGCAGAAAAGAACCGGCTTGCTAGACCGTATCAACAAGCATACGTTTTGCTTGATTATGATAAGGGATTGTTGCCAATGCCTAAGAAGAAGAAAGGTATTAGGTAACATGAAACTGCTTATTGGCGATCCGGTTGAGATTTTGGACTGGAAACCCGTAGAACAAACCGGTGTTGTGTTTGAAGCGATATATCTTGGTACATCTCGATCGTATTCAACGAAGCATTTAAGGTGGGTTCCGGGTAGTTCACAACGGTTTGATGATGCAGATATTGCAAAGAAGCTTATGGCGTCTAAAGACTTTGTTGTGAAGATCGTAAAGAGCACGGGTTGTGAACGGTACGGCCGTATTTTGCTGATTTATGAAAAGCAAGGATCCGTTAGTTTTTGGATACCACAAGATCAAGTGAATGTTACTGATCGATATGACTTTGTTGTTATTAGTCCTAACGGTGCTAGACATGCAACAAAAAACATCAGGAAGCTTTCACCAGAAGAAGTTAAACCGCTTGTTGATGCAGAAAAGGGGTTGATTCTTGATGGTAAGGATCCTTATGGCGGTATGTTGGAATTGACTGGTAAGGGTAAATGGGGAACTGCAAAACTCGTTGAAGTTGATCCGGCCGAATTACCTCGTGATGATGAGTTTGGGCGGGTTGTATTAAAGGAACGTGCAGACTTTGAAAAAAATGGTGGGTAATGCCTGTTACGCGGTTTGATGATTGTGAATGTGTTCATGATACCGGGCTTGCGTGTTTGGTGATCATCCCTGAACTGGTTGGTAATGAGAAACAACCACACCTAAAAGACACCGGCCAGTTCTGGATCCCAAAACGCGCTATTCATGATGACAGTGAAGTTTATGAGATTGGTACATCAGGAACGCTTGTTGTGTTCGATTGGTTCGCAGAAAACGAGTTAGGGTAATGAACATTGGTGTAATAGGCGATCTGCATTTAGGCCGATCACTATACGGTTACAGCCTATCGGACTCTATACGAAACAGTATGTGGGAGTTTGTTTCGTTTTGTAAACGGTATTCTGTTGATACGGCTATTCAGTTAGGGGATGTGTTTGACAGGCCAATACCAACTGAAGCAGATAGAAAACTGGTTGCACAGTGGTGTAATGAGTTTGATCGGGCAAAGATCCCGTTGTTTATTTTGGGCGGGAATCATGAAGCTATGGCTAGGGAATCAACACCGTTTGCTTTGCAGTATCTAAAAGCAGGATCACAGAAATCCAATCCCTGGATTGTTGATCGGCCGTTAGTGTTTCAACCTGCAGATGATTGTAAGTTAGATGTCAATCTAATCCTGTTGCCGTTTCCATCATCCGGGATTTACGATTCTGCAACAGAGTATAACGAAGATGTTGAACACGCATTAAGGCGGCTAGATGGTAGTTACACCAGTGTGTGTTTCTCTCATTTGAACGTGACAGGTGCATCACTAGGCAACCAAGAATTTGTGTATCGTGGTGCAGATTATGTGTTGCCTGATTGTATTACCTGCACAACAATTGCCGGCCATATCCACACACCGCAAACAATCGGTAATCGAATAGAGGTTATTGGTGCAGCTGATCGGTTGCGTTTTGATGAAGCAGGACAACCACGATATTTTGGGCTGGTAACGACAACTAAAGGTGCTGTTCATGTTACTCGGTATGTGAGAACAACGGCACTGAACTTGCTGGAACTGGTTGTTGATGCTTCTGGTAGTAACCGTTTGAATCGAGCAAAAACAACGGATGAAGTGATTGAAGAGCTTGCTAATCATGAAAGCCGGTGTTGCTTTCAATGGTCTGTTGTGAAGGTTGTTTCTTACGTTGATCGATATTCTGTTGTTGATTGGTCGGAAGTAAGAAATTGGTTGTACTCTGATGGTGCACGGTTTGTGCAGATTGCGCCACCTATTCTGGTTGAACATGAAAAGAAAGTTAGAATGCGACGAAAGAGAAAAGTGATATCTGCAACGGATCCAGAACAAGCCGCTTTGATGTTTCTGCGATCAAAAGTTTCATCCAAGTCAGAACGTGTTGCGCTGTTCAACTTGTTTGGAAAAGCACTAAGGCAGCTAGACAATGATCGTTGATAGTTTGATGCTTAGAAATTTTGGTGCCTACAAAAAAGAGGTATCACTTGACCTATCAGGAAAAAAAGTTGTCGGGATTGTTGGCGCTAACGAATCAGGTAAGAGCACACTGTTAAGGGCAATTTGTTATGCCTTATACGGAAAGGTTCCACTAAAGCAAGACGTGCACAAGGTTCGTGATGTGCAGCTGATCACGGATGGTGCCGATAAAGATATGGTTGTGGAGGTTGGGTTGACTGTACCAGGTGCCGGCCAGATTACAATTCAACGCGGTAGGACAGTAGACAACACCGGCTTTATTTCTCTTGATGGAAAGCCGGTTAAGCTTGCTGATGGCCAAGCACTGATCAATGAAGCAATCCGATTGACGTATGATGATTTTATTGCGCTGTCTTACTTTGTGCAGGGTGATATCAGTCAATTCATGTTAGGGGATAAATCAGCGTATTTCAGGCGATGGACTCAACCATTGGCTATGTGGCAAGCACTTGCGGATCAGTTTCGAGCTGATACGTCAAAACTATTATCACAACGTGAAACAGTACAGGCTACAAAAGCCGTGCAAGCGGAAATGTTGAAAGACAAGCCGGTTATTTCAAAACGACTGTTAGCAGCAAAAAAGAAACTTATGGCTGTATCTGATCAGTTGGAGCAAGCGAGGGAAGCAGAGCTTGAATTATCCGGCCAGTTGCAGGTTATAAAAGCAGGTGAAAAGCATACTGAGGATGTTAACGATCGGATTGATGATCTAAAGGATGAACATGATCGGCTTAACAAAAAGTTGTTAAAAGCTTTGCAAGAACTGGAACAGATCAAAAAGGGGATGTGTCCTTTGTTGTCTGTATCCTGTAAACAGTTAGCTGCATCGTATGAAAAGAAACGGAAAGCGTTTGTTGTTACAGTAACCGGGTTGAAGGAAGAGATAAAGGCTAACGTTAAGAAGCAACAAGAGCTAAGAAAGGCAGCCAAGCAAACAAAGAAGCAGCCGGCAAATACTGACAAGCGAAACACATTGAAAGAAAAGATTGCTGGTGTGCGGCGATCAATTTCTCAGCTTGCAGGTGAAGAGCAACATCTTAGAGCGATTGTAACAAGAGCTGAAACAGAGCTTGATCAAATCTCTAAAGCAAAGGAAGCCGTCCGAACCTGTAATAAAAAAATAAAGCAGCTTGAAAGCCGAATGAAGAAAACGCGGTTTCTGTATTGGATGTGTAGCAACAAAGGTATTCCTTCGCAGATTTTGGAATCAGAACTTGAAAAGGTTGAAACGCGGTGTAACTGGATATTGAGCCGGCTTGACTATCCAAAACGGATCAGGTTTGCGGCATATAGAGAACTTGCAAGCTTTGAAAAAGTATGTCCGGTATGTGGTTCTGAAATATGGTTAAAAGCTACGTCAACGGATCTGTGTTCTTCCTGTGGATCTGCTAGACCACGAAAGCAGAAAAATGAACCGATGGTTACTGTATACGATGGAACACAGGAACGGCCGTTTGCTTTGGAATCTGGTGGCGGCCAAGTGTTGCAGAGCTTTGCTGTTAGGTTAGCCGGTGCGTTTTTTGTGGCGTCAATGTTGGGGATCAGTATTCAGAGCATTATGCTAGATGAAGTGTTTGCGATGCTTGATGCTAATAACCGGCAAAAACTTATTGGACTTGTTATCGATAAACTAGGATCTGAGTTTGGCTTAAAGCAACAGTTGGTAGTGTCACACCACGAAGATGTTTTAATGGCTGTTGATGAGATGTTGTTAGTTGAGAAAGTAAACGGTTGTTCAACTGTAAGATGGATGTAACAAGAGAGGGTGTTATGAGTGAAAAGACGATCGTATTGAACCTGAACCCGAAAGATATCAAAAAAGGCTGGCGTGCACGCCAAGATTACGGTGATATTGCAGAACTCGCAGATAGTATTAAAACAATTGGGCAGCTACAGCCGATTGTTGTTAAGCCAAGTAAAAAGCAAAAAGGTGCTTATGTGATTATTGCTGGCCTTAGAAGAACAAAGGCTTGTAAGCAACTTGGTATTCCAGTCAAGGCAGTTGTTATCAAACCAAAGGATGAGTTGCATAACCTAACAATGCAACTTGCAGAGAACATTAAACGAAAGGGGTTTGATAAGCTTGAAGTTGCTGATGGGTTGAAACGTTACCGGGAAAAGTATGAAGCTGCCCATCCTGAAACAAAAGTTGGTGGTGCGGGTAGGGGTAGGCCAAAAGCTGATGCTAGTGTTGAAAGGTTCACAGCTGAAGCGGCAAAGGTGCTTAGTGTCAGCGAACAAAGTGTTAGGGACTTGTTGAAGATAGCAGAACTACCAGAAAATAAGAAACGTAAGATTGAACAGGAAGCGGCCACAACTAGGGAACGTAATGTTGCAGCAAGGAAGGCGCTATCTGAGATCCGCAGGAAAGAGAAAGAAGAAAAACTAAAGCAAGAGGCTAAAGAAAAACACGAACAGCGTAAAGCGGATGCAAAGAAAGCAGGGAAGGCACTTCAAAAGACAATCAGCATCCTTCACGGTACGTGGCAAGAGCACTTTAATATGATTAAAGAGCACTGTACTGGGAAGATTGATCTACTGTTTACAGACCCACCTTATGATAGGGAACATTCAACGATTAGGTACGCCGGCGAAAGGCAAGATGTTAATAGTGGGGAGTTTGACTGGGATAACCTTGATGCTTCGTGGGTTTTGGATTGGGCACCATTGATGGCTAAAAACAGTTCTTTGCAAATATTCTGCCCTGGTGAAGCGATCGGCGTGTATGAAGCAATGATTGAAGCAGCAAAGCTAACCTATAAGGGTTTTATGATTTGGCATAAAACGAATCCGGGTGTTGTGAATAGGGATGGTGTTTACCTTCCAAGTTGTGAAGCTATCGTGTTTGCAACGAAGGGTAAACCGTATTTTAAGCCGTTTAAGAATAAGGGTGCTAGATACGTTCATAACTGCTTTGAAGGTCCGATCTGTCAAGGTAACGAACGTCTGGATCACCCAACACAGAAACCGTTGTGGTTGGTTGAAAGGTTGTTGAAGCGACATAGCCAGAAAAAGGATCTAGTGGTTGATCCGTTTATGGGTGTTGGAACAACACAGGTTGCTTGTAAGCGGCTAGGTAGGCGAAGCATTGGCATTGAACAGTCAAAGAAGTTTGTGAAAAAAGCAAGCTTGCGATTGAAAGCCCTATAGGTGTCTTGATGCAGTATGCAAAGCGGTTGAGATCTGTTGTTGTTGAGCCGGCCATATCTGTTACTAAAGCAGCAAATAAGATCTGTGTTGGTATTGATCCATCACTGAACGGCCATGCAATCGCTGTATTGCGTGATGGCTACCCTGATTTTTTACATGGGTGGACAAATAAGAAGCAGCTTCAGAAGCGTCAATCACAGTGGCTTAGTTATATGAAAGTACCATCAGGCAGATCAGAGTCTAACAGTCAATACAGAATGAAGGTGTTGATCGATTGGACACTAAGTGTGATCTGTGATTACGCATTTAAGGTTCCAGGATGTAGGATTGCGGTTGCAATTGAGGGATACGCTTTTTCTAAACGAAGTAGGGGCTTGCATGAAATACACGGATTGGTTGAAGCAATTAAACAAGGGCTTTGGGATAAAGAGATCCCGTTTAGGATTTACGATCCGTTGTCTGTAAAGCTTGCTGTTACTGGTTACGGTAAGGCAGAAAAGGTGGATATGCAGCAAGCGTGCTTTAGTAAGTACGGGATCAAGCTTAGTGCTGAAAATGATCCTGGTGGTAACCTTGCTGATGCGTTGTTACTTGCCTCTCTCTTGTATTCAGAAATGGCTGTTAGGGATGGTGTTGTTAAATTGGATCAGCTAAATCCGGATTTACGATCGGTACTGTTACGGACAACTAACAATGAACCTTTGGCACCAATAAGCAGACCGTTTGCTTGTACAAAAGAAGTAACGGTTGATCTGTTTTTTGGTGAAGCAAGTAGACCGGTATGGTTACCTCATTTGTCAAAGCGGTTTGTTGATTTTGTTTTAACAGATTCGTTTTTTAATTCGCGTTGATTTTAGTTTTTTGCTCTAAAATGGTATAATCAGCTGCTTTATTACATACTGTTATCAGCTATTGGAGTTAATTATCATGTTGTCTAAAGACTTTAAGTTGAGAGAGCTGTTGAAAGATGTTGTGATGGAATTGGTTGATACTCCGGATGCTGTTTCTGTATCGCAAACAGTAAGTGAAGGCGGTGGTACTGTAATTTTAACCGTTAAAACAGGTACCGGTGATGCTGGAAAGGTAATCGGTAAGGCTGGCAGGATCGCAAAAGCCTTGCGTGTATTGCTGGAAGCTATGAGCGCAAAATACAAAACACGAGTGATGCTAGAAATTGCTGATTCAACAAAAGGTGAAACAGATAACGGTAACAGACGGTTTAAGCGAACAAGGAACGGGCAAACTGTTGCAGATGACTAACATTGGTGCTTAATGGCTAGGTATGTAAATACTGCATGGAAGGATTTTGAAAGACTGGTGGATCAAGCAATGTTAGATAGGGCAAAACAGTATACCAAGGATTTGAATATTGTTGAAAACGCGATAACGATCGCTGTTAGTGAAGGATGGATGAAGGATGTTAGGTCTGATATACCTACCGCTAACAGTAGATATAAGGTGGATAGGTTTAGATGGCCTAAACGACTAATTTCAGAAGTTCTAGGCCAGTGCACGCATCATAACGCATCACGCAACGATAACGATCCGGTTGCAACCGCAAATTATCATACAGGTGTGAATAATCACATCACACCAGGTAAACCGTTGCCAACAATGGTATATCCGATCTGTATTCCAAAAGACGGGATTGTTTTGCTTACAGGTAACATTCTGGATCGAACATACGCACAAGCCTATGGTGGTTTAGCAGACGGTGATGAAAACTTGCACCTAGTAGCCGTGTTAGTAATGGGCGGCTTTAGTGCACCTGGTTATAAAGGTTACGCTACAGGACCAACTGTAAAACAGCTTGAAGGTCACACAAAGGTCTGCCAGTGGTTAGCAGAGTTGTTTAACTACGGTGCAGAGGGTAACTTTTATCATGCTCATTTTGGTAAAGCAGGTTGCCCCGGATATGTTTTAATGACTCGGATTGATTCTTGGCGGGAATCAGCTAAACAAGATTTGAAAACAGATCTTGATTGGCAACAGGCTTTGCTTAGGTGGAAGCCTGACTGTCTGCCTAAGTATGGTGCAGATGGTGTATTTGGTTACGAAAGCAAACGAGCGTTAATTAAGTTTCAACAAGAAAAGAAGTTGTATGTTACCGGCATTACGGATCCGTTTACGGAATTGGTACTGTTGCGGGATTATCCTATGCCAGAAAGCAACACAACAGGGGATACTTTGGTTCCAACTTAGCTTAGCGAAAAGAGGTTAAATTATGAACAACGATCCGATCCGTTATCGTTTTGAACTTGATGGAATTGTAAAAAGAGAAGAAAAGGGGGTTTTGGCTAGTTCTAGCCGCCTTAGTTCTATCGTGGATCGGATTGCTAGCCTATCAGGTATGACTATCCTTAATTTGATTGTTAGTAACGTAAAAGAGGATCTGTCAAAGTTGAACAGAACAGCGTTTGAAGATGAAGGCGGTATTAGTGTATTAGCACTAATTTCAACAAGCCATATTGCCTTGCATGGCTGGCCTAATAGGCGTCGATTTATGTTGGATGTTGTTTCTTGTAAGCCGTTTTCTACGGCAAGTCTTTACATACATACAATTGCAGATTTGTGTGTTGAAACGGTTGTTCATTATGACGTTTATCCTAAAACTAAGCTTACTATTTCTAACACCGGTGATTCCGATATCCCACTTATCGTTTGATTGGAAAACTGTTGAAGGATCACGTATTGAAACCGGGATTGTATCGGGGTACCGGCCATGGAAGCGATCAAAGACGGTTCCTTATGCTAGATATGCTGGTAAGTGGCGAACAAAACCAACAGTTTTTGATCTCGTATGTGCTCATAGAACATTGCCCTTTGGTACCGTCGTTAGGATTAGGTCAAATAAGTATGATCTCGGCATTTGTGTTGTACTTGATCGCGGGCCTTACGGTTTTTGCGAGAATGCTAAGACAGAAAAACAGGTATCCAAACAATGCCCTTTGGGTTATCGATACCGTGTTGTTACTCGGCGCAATAACAGGAATGGGTTTTATCGTGGCATATTGGATGCAACAACCACCGTTCACAAGATGATGGGATCCAGGGGATGGATTCACGCTACTATAGAACGGTTAAACGTAGATACTATGCTGCAGGTATTAAGGCTGAACGTAGAAAACAACGGTTAGAGTGTGTTTGTGGTATCCGGCCAAATCCAGTTGAATTAGATGCCGTATTTCTAACAGAAGATGTAGCTGAGTCTTATCGTTATATGCAGTGTCCAAGATACGCGGATTGTTTGCTTGTAGCTTGTATCGGGTACTGGATTAATTTTAGTTGCAGGGCTTGTGCTATTTACAGTAATACAGCTTCAGCGTTATCTGCAGTTAAAGTGATTAGGAGTGTTTTAGATGAGTAATGATCAAAGCTCTATTAAACCGCAAGTGATGCGTATATTACAGGGTGAAGAAGCGAAACAGTATTTGAAAAAGCAACAAAAAAAGATGATGCGAGAATTCCGGGAATGGAAAGCGGAACTATGTACGATAATAAATCGGAATTCACAAGCTATTATCAACAGAGATGGATCATATCAATTCATTCTTCCTAGCAGACTTGTAAAACTGATTTGGGCAACAACAATTAAGGAACGAATTAAGACAGAACAAGTGATTAATAAGCTTGATGACGCTGCAGCAAGAAAAGCCGCACTAGACAAGTTGCGGGAAGAAGTTGAAGCAGCCCATAAAGAAATGGCTGCAGGTACGTTATTTGAAGAAGATATCCCGGCTGAAAAGGGAATTGATGCTACAAAATTGCGTGAAGAAGAAGAAAAAGCAGCAACAGAAGCCTTGAAACGTTTCAGGGAAGAGATGATTAAGAAACGGGAAACGAATATTGAAGATGAAGTTGAGTGATGATCATAAAGCTGTGTTACTTGCTATTCATTACGTAGAATCCCCGTGTGTTGTATTTGAGATTTTAAAGCGAACACCGTTATCAGATAAGCAAGTAAGGCTTTCACTTATCGAGTTGAGAACTTGTGGTTTAGTTCAAAGCGCAAATAAACGAATTCGTGTAAATAGGTTTCAAACAACAAGCCGATCTGTGTATTCATTGACTGAACAGGGTAAAGCTGTTGTTGCAAATATGGTAGCCGTTATTAATGGGAGTTACGCTAACAGATCGCAATTGTAAGAGAGGGATGTTGTGCAATACAGAGAGTGTTCTTGTATATCATTAACCGGCAGTTGTCGTATTGATTGCCCGTTATGTGGTGGTGAAGGTGTGCGGCCAGAGTTAGTTACTCCGATGCTAACTAAGAAACAACTTTTGTTGCTGAAAACGATTAAACAACAGTTCCCAGTCGGTTGGTTTACTAGTAAACAAATTAAAGCACGGTTGTTGGAACTATATGAGCTTGAATCATTAGGGCTGTTAGAAGCAACAGCCGGTATTCGATCTAATTCAAAAGCTTTTAAACTTAAAAAGAGGGTTGTTACAGGACTATGATTGTGCTGATAGCGGCTTTGTTTTTTTGTTTTATATTTGGGTTTGTTAGTGGTGCGTTATGTGTAATTGTGTCTGTGAAACGTACATTAGATCGGAGATAACACGTTATGCCTGTTGTTATGATTCCCATATCAAAACGTGTTGCAGCTAAGTTGAATGAGAGGTTACCGAAGTTTTCAGATCGCAGTAAAGAGTTACAGCGGTATATCGAGGAAGGGTTACAGAGTAGAGAGAACGGGATCCCGATTCAGCTTCATCTTGACTGGTCACAATATAAACAGGTGAACAGATGAACCCGAAGAAACCGCTGTTAGTGGTAAAGGCTGAAGAAGCATTAAAGCGGATAATGGAATCAAAAGATCTGCACGTTAGCGTTAGTTGGCTGATTAAATCAATGTATCTTTCTCCGTTCAGGGATACGCTTGACACTAAAATAAAGCCGCCTAACCGATCCGATCCGTTTCCAAGAACAGCACTGTTTGCTACTAATCCAGTAATGGATTTTAAGATTGAACCCGATCCGACACTTCCAAAAGGAACGATTGAATTACGTGGTGCAAACGGATCGTTTGCTAGGATAGTTAACGTAAAAAATTGGGGTGATAGTGATGATGGATCAAGATAAAGCCTTGCCGTTCCATTTGATGCGGTCTGGTATTGATTTTTTGAAAGCGGTTACTGCGGCTAGAGATGCACGAATTGCACAGTACAACCAACACCTGGATTCTGTGCTTGCTTCACAGGGTGATATTTTTGATAAGTGTGTTGATGGGGATATCAGAAAAGAGCTGATTCGTGCAATGTGCCACGCAATGCAAACGGCCGGTTGTGAAGTAAGAGTTTGGGCAAAGACAGAAGCGATTGCTAGCAGCTATTCCAGGTTACTGCATACCGTGTTGAAAAAGGTTGATTGTCTGGATTCGGATCTGTCAAGTGAACTGCAGTTAGAGCTGAACAACAATTCTGTGATTCTGATCGGGGTTACTGATGTCTGAAGATACACAACCGCGTTACAACCCTATGTTTGAAGATGCGTGTTCACAACGAAAACAGCGGAACTTAGAACAGTCACAACAACTTCAGCTAGCAAACCGCAATCAGTCGTTACACTATTCGCTAGCCTTTACAAAGAAACCTGATCCGGCTTGTTGCAGGATTACAGGGATCACTTGTAATGTTTGCGGTGCCTGGATTCGTTATACATGGTTTCACAGGTTGTTACATCGGATTCAGTGTACGTTTAGCCGGCTGTTTAAGCGATCGTAATTTGTTATGGGTGTAACAGCTTATATATCCGTTGTGACACAAACAGAGCGGTTTAAGATCATCAAACGTAATTGTTGGGTATCCTTTCCGCAATGGCGATCGTGGATTGCTGGAAAGCCCGTTACTGTTAACATGCAATGGGTTCAGTGGACACAAGATGAAGTTAAACCGATATCTGATCCGAAAAAAAGGGGTATGTAGGGATCATGCGAATTGCTGTTGAGTTTAAACCACAAGATTTGTGGATCGGCGTGTATTGGAAAGTTAGGCGGGTATTAGTTGCAGGTTGTAAGACAGCTGATGATCTTCATATCTGGGTTTGTTTTATTCCTTGTTTTCCTATTCATATTGCAATTAAGGGAACACCCAAACCTCATATTAACTAGCTTATGGAGTGATCATGTCTGATGATAAAGAAACACCGGATGAGAAAGGCAAATCGGGGGCAACATTTGGTGAAACGGTTAAAAATGTTGGGACTGGGCTTGGTGCATCCGCTCTATTGATTCTAGGTATTGTAAATGCTGTTATGGGTGTTAATCAGGAAGAAAAAACAAACAACGTTGCTGTGAAGGCTGAAACGGCGAAACAAAGCACGATTGCGGTATGGGATACGTTAAAGAATAAGGTAGATGAACAAGCAACTGTGATTAACACTCAAATGAAGCGAATTTCTGATCTGTCTGATCGTTTGATTGTTGTGACAACAAAACTTGAAATGTTGCAAGCTAGCTATCAGAGCAGACCTAGAACACCTGTTAGAAGACGATCCCCGCAAGTAACCAGTTCTTCAGCACAGATCAACACTCAACAGCAACAACCATCCCAATTTATACCCCCTATGGCACCTTTACCCGTTCCGGCTCCACAAAGGCAGCAACAACAAAAAGTAATGCCGTTGCCAAAGCACCCATTTAAAGGGGTAAAAGGTTTTTAATGCCGGCAAAGAAAACAACGTATGTGTTTTCACAGGAAGATACAGCCGGCAATGTCTGGTGTTCTGAATTTGAATCCGGCTGTACTGGACCAATACGAACATGGGTGCAAAAATGGATACCATTACAAGGCGGATCCTTGATTCAATTGAAGCTAAAACGTATAAGCGGGAATTGGCATTAGGGTTTAAAACGGATGTAGCAGCAACTGTTTCTGTGTTGATTGATGAAATTGAAAAACGGGATGTGAAAATTAGAGAATTGACGGATCGTATTAAAGCGTTAGAGATTCGTATTGATTACGTTGAAAATTTACTATCACGTAATCACGCATTGCGCCGATCATGAAAATGAAACGGATGATCAATGAAAGTGATTGAACTAAGGGAACAGCTTGCACAAGCCAGCCATGACATATGGGCGGATTGGATGAGGTACCTATTAAGCCAATGCCGGCAAGAAACGATCGTGATACAGGATAACGAAACGTTTGAACCAATAACCCGGTATATAACTGCAATACCTAGAACCCTCACTAATCGTTGGTTGAGACAAATGAACACAGCTTATTCAGAGCTATCAGAAAATGAAAAACAGTCTGATAGGCAGTGTGCAGATCGGTTACTTGCAGTGATCAAGAAACATAAAAAGAACACACCCACATTTTGAGGCAAGCATGGTAGGGCTAACCATGGATCAGTTACAAGAGCTGATGGAAGTAAAGGTTGATAACGAGCGACTAAGGAAACAGCTAGCACAGGAACGGATGAAGCAACGGATCAAAGCAAGCACACTGAAAAGTATACCGGATCAGCTTATTGTGGCAAAGGATCACGGCTATCATTCGTTTACCAGGGTTGAAGATATTCTGTCTTGTGTCGCGGTTGCTCTTAGTTCTGCAGGTGTAGAGATTATCGATGATTGAATACAAAACATTTCGTGTTAGGTCAAGTCTACTAGGGAACACTTGCAAGGATGTTGATGATACGATCAAGTGTATTCGATCACGAGGTTGGCACATCCGATCAGTTTGGGCGCACACTAACGGCCCAGTCTACATAACAGCTTGGATGGATACGGAAGAAGTTAAAACTATAAACAGCACTAATCATGATTAGAAGAAAACGACCAACAACAGGCGATCTGTTGTCCCTATCACGAATCAAGGTATATGAATTCGTAAAGGCGTGGTTAGCTAGGCCATCAAGCACCCATGATGAACCAAAACAGCGTATTATAACAAACACGGATGGTTCAATTTCTGTATTAAAAAGTGAAGCAGAAAAGATCTTGAGTGAACCGGATACTGTTGATTGGATTTATGCGGAACTTCTTAAAGCGGAACTGAAACGAGAGGAAAGCGATTATGCACCCAAAGAAAGTCCCAATCCCACCAGGTATAAAAAGATGGATAACAACCGTTGAATCCGTCTTACATGATTATGCAGTAACAAGAACATTAACAACACGGGTTCATCCCGCTGGATCTCCCGCTGCTATTAATTTCAAAGTACGGCTGATCGAAGAACTTAAAGCCGCGTATGAAGCAGGTTATCACGATTGCGATACGTGGTATAAAGCCGACAATCAAACAGCAGAACTAAAGCGGCCATTGACAAGCGTGGAAGCAAGTTTAGTTGCACGGATGCAGGAACTATCCTTGCAGTTACAAACACTGATCGATCAGTTGGCTCATCCTGAACAGATCAAGACAGTATCACCGTCTATTAAACAGATTAATAAACATTGGGAAGCTATTCATTCCTTCATTGAAAATAAACGGTTGCAGTTTGTATCAGGACACCCTAGTTGGTGGTCACTAAGTGAAGTATTAGCAGAGATGGATCGGTTATCCGTGATTCGTAATCAAGAGAAAGTGAACAGTAAATGACAACACGGTTTTCAAAGGGTGATGCGGGTAACTGGATCGTTATTACGGAAGGTGGCCCATGGTATGAACGGTTACTAGCCGCCATTGTTACATGGATCACAAAGCCGCGTATACTGAACCATCTTCTATATCACGTTTACAGAAAGGTAACAGCCTACAAGCGGGATAACGGGGTGTATGTTGTGACCAGTATTGAAAGCACTGTTCCGATTACTGTGATTCGTGATTCTAATAAATGGGAGTGTTGATCGATGGTGCGATTTAAGTTTAGAAGGAACCCACGGGTTAAAACAGCCCGTAAACTGCATTATCCAGATTGGTCTGAAGTATGGCAGGGGTGCAAAACGTATATCAATCACGCCACAAGTACCCATAAAGCACATACGTTTGAAGAGCTAAAAGCCTGGTGTTGTAGATACTCTGAACAAGAAAATGAAGATAAACCTCTTGAATCCGATATGGCACTTGATCTGATCGCCTTGATCGAGGTTGGGTTAGTTATCGTTGAGCATAGTATCCAGGAAGATAAACTTAAGCCGCTTGTGTACGGTGAGGATTAAATGATGCGTTACTATCGATTGTTGTTACTCGTGTTCTGGTTGATGTTGGCCGGCATTATTGGCACTGTTGCGTATTACTACGATCTACGCTTTTTCTTGTACTCATCACCCGGTTTTGGTGTGATGGTGCTGATGATTGTGTTATCTGTTTTACTCCTTGATTCATTTATTCCGTATGATAGGGACTAGCGTACATACCCGGTGTGTAATAATGCGGGTTTCTTGTGAGCTTCTGAGAGGCTTTTTAAGGCGTTTTTTGGTCCCTAGACTGTTCCAGGCACGATCCAAGGGGTAAAACCCCGAAATTCACCGGCTGAGATAGGCCAGATTGGATGTGTGTAGGTATGGCGGATGCAGTTTTTGACACGGTTTTTGACTCTAAGAAGCTAGTTAGCCGGGTTGAATGGATAACAACACAAGCCCTATCCGAGCTGTTGTCTTTTTATGGGATTCATGTTGAGATCTCAAAACCAAAAACAGCATATAATCTGTATACCCGATCTGTTGAACTAGCGTATCAGATATATGAGTTTTCAGTGATCCTAGATGTTCCAGAAACGATCATCGATGAAACGTTGGTAACAAAGTCTGATGGTATAAAAGACCGCATTGGACAAACGATTGCACGTAACTTTGATATGTTCCGGGCTATCAAAGCACGCTACTTAAAAGAAAAAGACACCTATAAGAATACAAGCAAGCCATGATTACGATCGCTTTACCGGATTGCCCCTGGTGTGATGCGTATATGGAACAGCTTTTTAATGAAGGTGACTTTACGGAACACGTTGTAACGTGTGATAAGTGTAAGCGGCCAGTAAAGGTTGTAGGAGAGACAACGATCGTTGTGTATGCAGAAAAGCAACACCATTTACATTCTGTACCGCTAAACAGTGAAAAGGGTAACCTATGACAACCGCGAATAGAGCAACAGATGAGCTTGTAAAGATCTGGTATAACCTTCAAGCAGAGTATGAAGACAAGGAACGTCGTTTAAGGGTATTGAAAGGGGAACTGTTACAGGCTGAAAACGCACTAGGAAAGCATCTTGCTCCAGATGATGTAAGAGACTTTGAAAAGATTGGGATATGGTGCCGGCTCAATGACTCCAAATATTTTGGTGAAAAGTTGGTTGTTGTAACGGCTATTCCTCTACCGAAGGATAAACAAGAGGATCGTTATAAGGGGCAACAGCACCGATACACGATCGAGTTACGGGATAGGGCAAATACTGTTACATTGGATCCAGTGCTGGATCCTGATCAAAAATATCTGGATACTACCAACAACAACACTCCTGACTTAAACGATTTGTCTAAGATAAAAACGGTATAACGTGTGTATCCATGGCTAAAAAGAAACCCCGATTCAAAGCCAATCGAAAAGTCAAAGAGGTTGTCTCAACCCGTAAGCCGGCCAAAGTCCATAAACAGAATACTCGGAATACTCAAAACGTATCTAAAGAAGATAAGCAGTTAAAACGAACCTACGTTAGAAAGCGGCAACACGCAATCCTATCCATGTATTCAGAGGGTAAAACGATTGCAGCGATTGCTGAAGATTTGCAGATTCCACAAAACGCGGTAACTCGTAATCTCAATTCCGCTATCGATCATATGATTCGGCATTATGCCCAATCCACACCCCAACAAACCTTTATTCGATATGCTGCCTTTCAGATGGGTATTGTAAAGAAGCTACAGAAAACGTATGAACGTTACATCAATGATCCCGATGTGAAGCAGTACAATGCAGCTATTCAAGCCTTGCGTGGTATGTCGGATATATACGATAAGATTATGGACAAGGGGCATACCTTTGGTGTGATTGAACAAAAGAAAGCCGATCGTAAATCCATTGATGGTAAGGCGGAAGATATTCGGGGTGAACTGGTTACTGAGATCATTCAATTGCAGAAATTGGTTGAAACAATCGATGATGCAACACAAGGACACGCCTTACTCGGATCCCGATCTGCTATTCATTCCAACATCACGTATACCCGCATCATAAAAAAGCCGTTGAGAAATGAATTCGGTATTGTTAGAGCTGTACCCGATTGGAAGTATCGACATACTATTTATAGAAAACGTGATGATGGTGTATACGCTGAATCTCAAAAAACTCATTTAGCACCCCATGAATATGGAATGTTACCTGACTATGATCCGGATAAAGCATTACACAAAGCATTGCTTGCAGAACAGAATAAAGCTCTTATTGAAACAACGGATGGTGATTCTTTTGTGGTCGATAAAGTAACGCCACCACTACCCCCAAAAGATACGTTAGAACCTGTTGCATCGGATACATCATCTAAATCCCCATCTACAGGATCTTGGTTAGTTAAACCATCATCACCCAAATCTTAAATTACCCTTTTGGTGCACATCCCGCCCTATCCCCTTGAATGGTTCCCTGTAATTTCTAAAACCAAAACCCCTACACCCTACCCACCATAGAAGAGAATCAAAGAAAGAAGAGAATGGTTTTGTTTTAATACAACAAATAACCTACGGTATGTACGCCATAGTTAAACAAGTGGTATCTAGTTAACTCATCCCACTTAACCATTTAATTAACTATTAACTCGCATTCCTTAAACAGTGATTAAATAGTTAATTAATCTTTAACAACTAATTAACCCGTATCCCTTAAACAGTTAAGTAACCATTAAGCGATGTAGAGGAATCCAGGATTAAATAATGAATGAAGCGACTAAGCACTACAGAATAATTCTTACGTACTGTAGAAAGAACACATCTACCCTGTTATGTAGGACAATAGGGGTGGGGGGAAGTGAAAAACCGACACCTTGTGTCAACAGCGGTAGTGGGTACCCCAACACGGATAGCGCATACAAAAACCATAATCCAAAGTATGTACGTTTATAGATAAGGATAAAAGATAATGACAAAGGAACCAGCACATAAGCGTAAAAGGTATCTGGTGTGTGAAGTCTGTGAAGAAATGGTTGAGAGAACAAGCAACGTTCAAAAGTATTGTGATAGGTGCCGTACATACGCAAACTGTAAGAAGATGAGTCAATACTACAGAAAGCATAGACAGCATATTTTGAAACAAAGAAAAACGTATAGACAAGTCAACAGAGAACAGATTAATGCACGGCAACGATTAGCCCGGTTAGAATTACACGAATCAGAATAACGGGTCATAGGGATTCTAGGGGTTCTACAGAATCACCTATCAGAACCACACCACAAAAAGTAACCTCACTTCTTAATACAATCGTATATACTGCGTATGTACTGAATATGACACGGGTAGTAATTCGTGACATAGTATATACTAAGTGGTACAGTACCGTCAGAGATAGAGGTATGTACTTCAACAAGAAAGGGGATAGACAGATGGATCGTGTTTTATGTGAATGTGTTCCGTATCTTGAAGAATAGGATTATTCAGACTGATGACGAAACCAAAGCGGCCAACCTGTGATGTATGCGGATCAGAACACATCGTTACCCATGGATACGATACGGCAACACAGATCTTTGTTCCGTTAGGTGTAACGGTGTGTTTGAAATGCCATGCAGTAATACCGACATTGAAAAAAGAAGATGAGAAAGAAAGCGGGTAATTATGTCATCTCTATACAGGACAGCTGCAGAAAAAGCACAGCAAGCATATATTGAAAAGGGGTTTGCTAAAGAATTAACGTGGTGGGCACATCTGCAAACAGAGCACAGAAAGAAGTTGTTTGCAGGGATGGTGGATGAGCTTTCATGCTTTGTAACACTAGATGGGTTGTGGTCATTAGCTGCTTGTAACGATGCGTTGGAACAGTGGTATAAAATGTGGCCAAAAGGTCGATCACCAATGTCCGTTGATGAATTGGTGTTAACGTTTTTTGATCTGTGCATTAACTGTTGGGTTGAAAAAGCGTATGGCCGGCTATTTGATGTTGTTTATATCTGGTTAGGTAGTAAGGGGTTCGCGTTCCCATTTCACGAACATCCGGAAGATAAGCCGTGTTGAAGAGAGGGTATTGAAAACGTGTGATGTCACGGTTAAGCGTATAGAGGATAAAATCATCCGTAGCAATAGCCGGTATAAACGATCACAGGGGTTCGTGTTACATACCGTTGCAACGTGGTTTAAGCAGTCTATTACACAAGAACGGTATTGGGATGTAGGGTTACCTGAAGTGGTGTTACCAGATGAATCCACGTATAAGGGTGCGTTGTTAAATTATTCCGCGTACAGATCTAGAACTAAAACAAGTAAGGATTTAACGTTGTGCAACTGTAGTAATGCTGCAATACCTCATAGGAACAAACCCACCGTAGCGCAATTCAAATACTTCACACGAAAGGTGAAGGTATTGATCGTGTTTGCTGTATTGTTGTATGGGATGGGTGTGCTTAAAAAAGACCGTTGCCGGATAGGTTGAATTGATGAAAGGTGAAACTGATGATAGGGGATCCGTTTAGGTGTATGTTTACCGCCTTGTTTCGTGCACAAAAGAAACGGGAACAAGAGATAGTTGAGCTACTAGAAACGACCCACTTGAGTAAAAAGGCGATTGTTGCAGGGATGCAGCTAGCAACAGAATTAGCAGCCTGTACAACAGTTAGCCCTGCTTTGGCGTGGAATATTGTTAAACGGTTTCTTGCCGTGTTTGCTTACGTTCAGTTGCAGCATGTTAGAACGGGTGGGTGTTGTGGGTTTGGAATTCGTATTGAACCGTATTAGTTAAAAGGTGATTCATGGTTAAGTTGAAAAAGTTGAAGAAAAGGAAAAAACGAACCCGTTGGAGTAGACAAGAAATTGACAGCGCGATCCTAAGTTGTGCTGCAGCGTATTTAGACGGTATTCAGTGTGAAGTTCTGTTACATTTGGTTGCAGATGTTGCTGGCCATTCAACATCTATGCGATCGTATATTGACAAGCTGACAACAACACACAAAACACACTCTAAGTACACAAGAGCTGTTCTTGTCAAACATTATTTGTTTGAAGTGTATGGCAGGATCTGTTACCGAAAAATGATGTTGTTGGTTCGATAGTCTGGAGGATTATGTCTTCTTTTGAAAAGGTGCATTATGGTTAAGTTGAAAAAGTTGAATGAAGAGATTAGGCGGTTACTGAAACGAGCTAAAAAACATGATTTGGCTATCAAACCAAATTTGAAAGCGAGGATAAAGAAGACAGCTGAGAAACGTGGCTTTGATGAGCATAAGTTGGTTCTAGTCAAAAAGGCTGATGGTACGGCAGGCTTTAAAATCAGAAAGGTGATCATTCCACGTAAGCTGGTTAGCTTTAAGCTTCCACCATCGGTGATTGATACCCTGGCATTGTATGCTGATGCAACGAAGCAGAGTAAGACGGCTGTTGTTGAACTGGCGCTAACAAAGGTGTTCAGACGGGCTAAGAAAAAAGGGTTGTTGTAATGCGATCGTTGCCAATGACAACAGAAGAAAGCACACAATTAAGGGCTAGGACGTTTATTGCAGCTGTGAAGGATCACAGGTTTGGCAGGTGTCCTAAGCCCGTTAGTCATATGCCGCCACTAGATCGAATCATTCAAATGATGGTGTTATGGGAACCTGGAAACACTGTTGTGAAGTTTAATCCATGCCGGTACTTTGTATCAAAACGGGAAATGAAATACGTGATCAAAGTATGCAAGCGGTTAGGGTATACACCCAAGTGGAAGAAACGTGATTGATAGCTTACCAAACTTTTGAAAGCTATTAGGTCGTCAAGTAGTTTCAAAAAATTTAAGGGGTAATCATGGTTGTGTATAAACCTATATCGTCAAAGAACTTTGTTTTTAAGTATAGTGAAACGGCGTTGGTACCTGGCAGTTGGCATAAAGCAAACAAACACGGATCTGAAGATTGGATTCCTGTAATCAGATGTTTTGATTGTGGTGGGCTTGTTTCACTAGATAAGAATCATGTAATCGAATCTACAGGACGGGTATCCCCGTCTATCGGGTGCCCATGGTGCGGATGGCACGTATTCGGTTCACTGGAAGGTTGGACAAAGGATTAGGATCAATGGCTGGCGGTAAACTATGGTCTGCAAAAGAAGTTCACCTATTGTTGCGGTATGCAGAACGGTATCAGCAACCTGTTGCTGCTAAAAAACTCGGAAGAACCCTTTTTGCGGTAAAGTCTAAAGCTAAGTATCTTGGGATCACTTGGCGTGGTGGGTTTATTGGGCTTAATCAGATTGCAAAAGAATGTGGGTGTTCTGCTGTTACTGCCGGTAAGGTTGCTGAAGCGTTGCTTTGGTCTGAACGTAGATCTATAGGTAATGGTAACGGTAAGCGGTACCGGTTGACATATGAACAGGCAGATCGTGTTAGGGCTGTTTTGTCTAGGCGAATTGCCCTGCATAGGCACCAGCAAGAACTAGGCAGGATTCGACATACGAAAGGGGGAACGGATGGAACAAGATCAAATTGATCAGACTCAGCTGGATAGGAAACACCCGGATCCGCTAGAAGAAGCACAAGAACTGATTGCTGATTATCTGGCAACGTATGGGGATGCAGCTTGCAGGGATCCAGATCACGGTACTTGTCATGAATTGGTGCTGGCTCTTGAAAATCTACTTTCAAAGATTACTGCTAAAGAAGAAACGGATCATGTTGCTGTCAATCGGATGATTTCTAGGGCATATGACGAAGGGTATGAACGGGGTTTGATTGCTGCACAGATGAAGCAGGATAGTCGGATTGATGAGCTGATAGCCTTTCAAGAGTTGATCACGGATAAGGTTTTACAGTTGCAGAACCGTGTTAAAGATATTGAGCAACGAAGGGTATCGTTAACGGATTATTCAAGATCTAATAGCCTTCAATGTGAACTTGAAGGCGCTATGATCATGATCAGGTTAATCATGAAAAAGCATAATATCCCTGTTGTGTCTGTTGAAAGAAATGAGGTTAGGGATATGATGACAAATGAAGCGTGTTACTTACTTCGGAGTGATGATCCGGTAACAGGGGCAATTACGTTGAAACTTGGAAACAAGTAGTATTCACATGAAAGGGATAGCTATGGTGGATAGGCAAATGGAAAACGCTATGTGGATTGTTAGCCAAACTTTTTTTGAGTGTGAACCACAAGATTTGATTGATTGATGGTGCAGGATAGTGAACACAATGTTATGGTAGGTATGTACGGGTATGGTTCTTATAACGGATTTGGGGCACCTATCACCCAAACCCTCTTTCCACAACAATCGGAGAATTGGGCTATGCGGATTATTTGGGATATAGATGAGGGTGATTGGGTATGTATGGATTGTGGCGGTATTGGTCATTGTGATTGTTTAGGGGATATGTCTGATCCGATCTGTGATTGTGGTAATCCGGGGTATGCGTGTACCTGCAGTGAAGATGAGGATCGGGTATTGGATACTGTTGATCTGATGTTGGAGGTTGTAAGTAATGGCTAAGAGAATACGGTTGTTGAGCCGGTTTGAAACGCTGGAAGCAGTGCCGGGGGATGTGTTGGTTGATGTGTTTGAAACAACACTTAGGACTAAACAGGATTGTGTGATAGGGGATGGTTTGGTGTGTGGCCCGTTCATGTTGAAAGCTGAATTGGTGCGACGGTTAGAAGCATTGCAGAACGGCAAACAGATTAGGTTGGGGGAACTGGAAGAGCGGATCGCTAATCTTGAACAGTGGGTGATCAGCCATCCCGTAAGTAATCAAGCGGATACAGAAGAAGATGATGAACAGGAAGTTAGCTTTGTTGGAACTATTCATATTGATCGCGGTAAGGGTGAATCGTTTTGCGGTATCGCAAAAGGGGATAAGGTCTTTTCAAGGAAACAAGTTGATGCGATCTTAAACAACGAAAAAGGGGAATACGCTAACGTATGCCTTGCGTGTTCAAAGCTGTATTGGAAAGCTGACATGGTGAAGAAACAGCAGAAAGGGGGATCGGTGTGACAGTTCCAGGAAGCTTGAAAGCACGATTAGAGGGTATGTTAGATGAAAAATGGCCGGATGATTTGCTGATTCTTCCAGAACAGCACACAAGACGGTTGTTGCACGTATTGATTGAATGGATCGATACTCGTGTTCTTACTATTTCAGATCGGCCGTTGTTTGCAGGGGATTTGTGGGCTTTGTACGAACACAGGTGTAAGGCGTTGCTTAAATCAACAGATGTTGTTCTGGAGGGTCCTGCAGGTGTTGCATTTACTAAGCTAGTTTCTGTGATTCATGAAACCTTGCGTGTTCTAGTTTCTGATGTGTTGGATGGTGTGATCCGTGATTTAACAAAAAAGGTTCTTAGACTTGACGGTCAAATCAGTAATACAGAATTTGCACTTATTCGTGGGTTTGGTGAAATGCGTGAGAGATTAACAAGGGCTGAAGCGGCAATAGCGAATCTTCAAACAGTTGTGGTGAACCATGACAGCTAAAGTAAAGAAAACTGAGGTACGCGGTAAAAAGATTAAATCATTTGAAGCACAGTATGAACGGGTTGTTGATCGAATGTTGAAGATCCGTATTTGTAGTAACAAGCCGTTTGATAAGCCGGGTGAGGAATTCTATTCTAAGTTGAATAACGTAATAGATTACGCATTATGTTCTGCTGATAGTTTTCATCTTAATTCTAAAGGTGAATCAACGCTGTTTGAGATCTTAGAAGTTACTGGTGATAATCTTGAATACGTTTTTGGGTTGCTTGCGTTGGATAAGTTACACGAACCGTTGAGCGTACTTATTGATACTGTTGAAGCAGAATTTCTAGCCGTGATTGAGCAAGAAAACAAACTTGAACCAGAAAATATTAACTGTAGTACGCGGCTTGAAGATAGGGCGGTAATTCTAACTAAGCTTAGATCCAAGTTGTTGCAAGCTAACGCCTTATTGAAATGTTTTTATAAAGGCAGGTTTTTGAACAATGACGGAACGGCAAAAGCAGTATAAGGCTAATAACGAATCCGTTTGCAGATATTGCGGTTTGACGTTTAGGTCTAAACGTAAAACAAACACAGTGTGTGATGCGGATTCGTGTCAAAGGCAAAAAGAGGCTGATAGGCTTAGGGCTCGATACTTGAAACGGGTAGGAAGGGAATTATGAAAAAGAAAATTAGTCCAATTTCGGTAGCGATCAGTAACCGTATCATTGATAATTTGGATGAGGTTAAACGGGAAGAGAAAACAGATGTTGCTGTAACTGGTAAAGCAGCTATTGCATACATGGAAGGTATTAAACTCGGTGAAAGGTGTGCACGGGCTGCAATTCGGTATTCTACACATGCTGATCCCGCAATTAGACAATTTGCTAAAGATGTGCTGGATATGCTTTCATCCCTTCCTATGGATGATTAGTATGCGCCATTCTTATTGGGGAACAACAAAGATTGGTAGATGTTCAATGTGTGGGAGCATTACAGCAAAAACTGTGATGGATCAGTTTTTGTGTCCAGTATGTATTGAGCGATACGGATGTCAGTTTGTATTAGGTGCAAAAACGGCTGAACGGATTTTGTGTTATACACGGTTAGCTAAACTAAGGGTTAAGCGAATTTTACGATCGTTTCTCTGGTGGCGGTAATTGAAAGGATAGATAGATATGGACAAAAAAGAAGTATCGCAAGCTAAAGTTGAAAAGCAGCAAAAGACAGTCTCTAGGTATCTGATAACACACCGGCACAATCCGCAGGTTACTGTTAAAGAGCCAGTTAAGCCAGTGTTGAAGAAAACAGACGTGCGTATCACCAGGGCTAAACGACTGCTAGAGCAGATTGAAGTTTATAAGCAACAGGTGCTTGATGCTGAGAATGAGCTTGAAATACATGGTGCGGTTGATTTGTTTGATGAAGCAAAAGATGCCGCTGATTGGGTGGAAATGCAAGCCGGTGTTTCTAGGAAGATGGCAACACACTTGTCTAACTGTGCTGATGCTGCAGAGGTTGCAGCTGAAAAGTACTGTCTAGAAGCTGAAAGACTGCAGAAAGAAGCTAGGGAACAGATTAGGCTTGCTGCAGATATGCGGCATAACGCAAGAGGGTTTGAAGCTACCGCAGTAAAAATTTTAAACGCGAGTAATAGTAATGGTGCACATGCCGATCTGAAGGCTGCAGAAAAGAACCTTAATGCGGTTAGGCATAGGCTTAGAAGAAAGGCTAGGGAAGCTTCAAACAAAGTTGATAAGTACAAGAATAAGTTGGCGGCGTTGATGGAAGAGATCGGGCCGTTGCTTGATACGTTGGATCCAGAGATTGGGGGATAACGATGGAAAGTGTTAATGTTGTAAAAGTGTTTTCTGCAACGAAGCACAGGGAACGGGCTGAAATGGGAGAACGTATTACAGAATGGCTAAGAAAGCACCCAACAGCAAAGATTATTGACAGGACAGTTACACAGAGCAGTGATCGGGAGTTTCACTGTTTAACGATCACATTGTTTGTTAGTGTGTAACAGCATAGTAACTTATCGCGGCATTGAGTACCCACAAAGCCCGTTCCATCCTGTATTGATCGCATTGTTCATCAACAAGTTCTAAAAGTAGCTCTTCAACGCGGATCATTATAGTTACCTTTCTGTGCAGTACATCAATAATGGTGACTGGACACGGTAACGATTCTTCTGTTTCAAGCATGTAAGTAATGGCCGCAACCATCCACTGATTGCGGGATTCAAACTTGCTTGATAGCACCGCATCATCAAATTTTTCTAATAGTGCTGATCCGATTCGTACCTGGATAGGTATCTTAGGTATAGCCATACGTTTATCCAATAAGCTTTCTAACTAGCCAATAACATATTGATGTTATGCAGTCAATTTAGAATGCACTTTTTCTTTGCTTTGTTGTTTTTATTGTGATAATCAATCAACATGAAAACAACAAAGATACTTGTGTTGAACACGCTAGCTGATGTTATTGGGTTTTGCAGTATGCTGGTTAAGCTAAAAAAAGAAGCACCTGGATCTTTACGATTTATGGTTGCTGTTACTGCAGAACAGAACACAACTATTTGCCAACCGGTATCTAGTAACGGTGCTATAGAGCACCACGCAAAGGTGACACTTGACAGATTTGACAAACAACAACAGCCGAACAGAAAACAAATCGTTAAACCAACAAAACGGAATAAACGAACAGCCAGTGTTTGTAACACACCGGTTCGGAGAAGTAAGCCTTACAGTAAGCCGAAACGGACTGCTAGACCGGTTATGTATGGAATTGCGGAATGAGTTTCCGTTGCTCGTATTGCAGTATAAAGAAGATCATTGGTATTGGAAGTTACTACATTGGATTATTGTAATCTTTACGTTCGGCGGTAATAGGCGATTTTTACCAGGGTTCACAACAACATTAGGCAGGATGATCGGGTTTAGTGGGCAGCATTCTGAACGTATAAAAAACAGATCACAGAATTGGGAAAATCGTGTTTATGTTTGTTTGAAGCATGAAAGAGAGCATTTAAGGCAGTTCTTGCGGTATTCCGTGTTTGGGATGTTTGTACTGTATTTGTTGTTTCCGTTTCCGATAGTGTTTGCGTACTTTAGGGCTAGATTTGAAAGAGCCGGCTATATTCAAACATTGCGTGGCTGGTTTGAAACAGATCGAACATGGGCTGAAAGTGATGAGGCTTTATCGTGGTTAGTCAGTCAATTCACTGGTCCGAATTACGGTTGGTGCTGGCCTTTCAAAAAAATAGTAAGGGGATGGTTTGCCCTAGAATTATCAAAGCTGCAGCAAGGGCCGGAATGAGTGATAACGAAGAAGAATACCTGTCTATTAGGGAAGTGAACGATGTATTAGCCGCAAACGGGCTTGATCCGATAAAGATTAGAGAGTTTGCGTGGCAACTTGTGCAGCAAGAGCTTGATGAAGCATTACCAGCTTCACACGTAAATAGAGTAAAGGAAGTTGGTATTAGAGTTAGGAAGTTAATTGCTAGGCTTATTGCTGCCGGTGTTCAATCCGATATTTTAACATCTGTGCTTGCTGGTGTGATTGCTGATTTGACAAGTAAGTCACATACTGATCGGCTGTCTATTTATATTGAGAAAGAAAAACAAAAACGGCTTAAATAATGGGAACGCCGATTTATACTAAACGGGATAAACAACGCTTAAAAGAAAGGCATGTATACAGCAAACAATACGACAATGCAAAAGCAGCAAGGCGAGCAAAGATTAGAGAGCTTGTGTTGAAGTATGGCAGGATAGATATCTTTGCCGAGTTTGTTGTTGATCGTTGCCACGAAAACCCACCTGGTGGTGATTCTCCTATGTGGTTCCACCATGAAATGATGGAACATCAAGAACAGTATTCTGAGGGTTTAATTTTATCGTTTAGAGGTGCGAGAAAAAGTCATTACTGTACAGAAGTAAGAATTCTGTTTGAGATTGTTAGAAACCCGAATATTCGGATCTTGCTAGCTTCTGATGCTGCCGGCCAGTCAAAGACCTTACTTCGCGGTGTTAAGTCTCATCTTGAAAAGAATGAAGAACTGATCGCCATATTTGGTAATTTTGTTGCCGGTGCTGAAAAATGGGCAGATGATGAAATCATCGTTGGTAAAAGAACGGCTATTGGATTAAAAGAACCAACTGTTCACGCAATTGGAACAGAAACAGCTCTACCATCTAGACACTATGATTTAATTCTTGGTGATGATTTGTGTACGGCAGATAATACGACAACTGAAGGGCAAAGGAATAAACTTAAAGACTGGTTCTATAAAACGTTGTTACCGTGTTTAGAGCCGGGTGGTAGGTTGTGGCTAATCGGCACAAGGTGGCACGAAGAAGATTTGTATGGCTGGTTATCTGATACGAAAAGGGGAGGTGATTACGTTGAAAGTTCTTTTGTGTTTGGTGTTCTTGATGAAGAAACGGATCAATCTGTTTGGGAAGAGCAGTTTCCTACCGAACGAATGCACAGGATCAGACGGGGCAATTTAGCAGCTTTTGAGCTTCAGTGGATGTGTCGGGCTGGTGTTTCTCTTGGCGGTATATTCACACAAGAACATTTCAAGTATTATGATCAGTTGCCCCAAGATGTGATCAAATGGCAGGGTGTTGATCTTGCAGCAAGTCAGAAAGATATAAACGCATTTTTTGCACACGTAACATTATGCGTAACTAAATCAAGTAAGGATTGTTTTTTAATCGCGTATAGGGAAACGCGGATAACGTTTCCAAAACAGATAAATCTAATTAATGAGCGGTTTGATTCCCATCCTGATACTGTTAGAGTAGGTATTGAAAGCAACGCCTATCAACAAGTGATGGTGCAGATGATGCAGTATTTATCGCCGCACATTCCAACAGTTGGGGTTTGGACAAATAAGGATAAGGTTGTTAGAGCAAACCAACTGACAACAATTTTTGGGCCTGATAAGCCAATATATGTGTTAAGGCAACACGGCAGGTTTATCAGGCGAATGTGTGCGTTTCCGAACGGACCAAAAGATTTGTTTGATGCGTTTGATTTGGCGGTAACTATGGGATTAAGGGGTGTTAAAAAGAAGAGAAAATCAGAGGTTGGCTTGATTTGACTTCTTATTTATTGATAGACTACATTTCTATGATAAAAGGGATTACAACATAAGCCCTATAACTTCAACGTAAGGAGAATTAGAAAATGTCTAGCACTGTTGGATCGCGGTATGAAGCTGGAACCTTGACATCTGATCTTTCTGAGAACTTGGATGTTAGGATCCTGCAGTTTAAGCCCCGTAGGGTTGTGGTTAACAACCTGACGAACAACATTCAAGTTGAATGGAACGATAGCTTGGCAAGTGGCCGTATGGTCAAAACCGCGTCGGACGGAACCCGATCGGTTGTTGCTAGTGGTGGTATTGCACCGCTTGATCCGGATAGCAACGGCAACCCGGGGTTCCGGATTCCAGCTGGTTTGGCTGATATCAATGATGCAGATGGTGAAGAGCTTTCTTGGCAGGTTTGGGAGTAGTCAGTTACAGTGTTATTAAATGGTGGGGTGTAACGCCCCACCATTTTGTTATTTGGCTTAATCGAACATAGGAGTTTAATTATGAAGGTTGGTGCTATTCCCACTGAGTATTTTGATGGGCAAGCAAATATTGGTAAGGGTGTGGTGAAGGCTGGTAATGTGCATCTTGCCGCACTAATGGCGATGCTACAGGAACATAGGGTACCTAGTAATGTTGAAACGGCAGCATTTACGGCTGCAGTAAACGATACTTGGGAAGATTACGATATCATCACTGCTTTGAATGCTGTTTTGACTAATCCGATCCGTACTGGTGAAGCTGTTAAGTTGATGGGTACTCTTGAACTAGTTAACGCTGAAGCAGCGGTTAATAACGTCAAGTATGCCCATGGTGATACCCCTGATAACGATGATACTGTAAGAACCTTTGCAATGACTGGCGCGATCGGTTCTGATTATATCAAGGGTGTTGTACTGATCACGGATGATGAAGGAAACATCAAGATTGAAACTGATGACGTTACAAATGTGACGTTTGTGTTTCACCTTGAATCGTTTCAGTACGTAAAAACATCCGCAGTAAGCTAACCACTGTTAACCGGGCTGATACGGTTTGTTATTACCTATCAGCCCGGTTTCAATTACTGTAATGGATCATCATGGCAAGAACAAGGAAAGCTGTAACATCGTCAGCTAATCCGAACCAGTCTATTATCAAGTTGCATGGCAGGGATTCCGAAGGAAATAAACGAACAGCGATCCTAAAAGCCACTTTCATTGATTCCCCCGATTCAAACCTACCACCATCATCTAACGCGGATGAACCAGATCCGTTTTCTGATAAACGATTTGGTAAGCATAAAATACTTACACCGCGTTATCCGTTAGGGCAGTTAACAGCCCTTAAAGAGCAGAGCACAGAGTTAACACAGTGTATTAGATCGATGATTACAAACACTGTTGGGTTTGGTTATCAGCTTCGGGAAAGAAGAATGCCCGACGGTGTTAGAGATAAGTTTAAAGAGGAAATTGAGATAGAGCGATTGCGACTAACGGCTATGTTAGAAACTGTGCATCCAACACAGTCGTTAACAATGCTTCGTGAAAGTGCAAAAGATGATCAGCATTCAAACGGTAATGGGTATCTTGAGCTGATTGATAATCCGAGAAACGGTGAACTTGTTGGTGTCAACTATATTAGGTCATATGAAGTAAGGCTTACTGAACAGGATAAAAAACCAACAAAGGTTTTTGTTCCATGGGTAAATCCTGCAAGAAACTTTACATATGAATTAAAACCGATGAGTCACCGGTTTAGAAAGTTTGTGTTGCTCAGACACGGTAAGCCAATTTGGTTTAAAGAAGCAGGGGATCCAAGATCATTAAATAAACAAACTGGTGAGTATGATGAAAATACGCCACCAAGTATTAGAGCGACTAGCCTTGTTCATTTTAAAGTTCATAGCACGCTTACAGCGTATGGTATTCCAGACTGGATAGGTAATCTTTTTTCTATTTATGGATCGCGTAAATCTGAAGAGCTTAATTACACTAGCTTGACGAATAACATGATTCCGTCAATGTTTGTTATTGTTGAAAACGGAATGTTGACACAAGCGTCTATTACACGTTTGAGGGAATGGACTGAACAGCAAGTTGCAGCAAGTTTAAACCGATCAAAGTTTCTAATCCTTGAAGGTGAGACACTTGATGAGGGTGCACCGGCACCGCCTAATTTTAAAATTAAGGTGATCCCGCTTGCACAGATGCAAAAAGACGATCAGTTGTTTCAAAAATATGATGCTAATAATCGGGATAAACTAAGACAAGCGTTTAGGCTACCGCCTATATTTGTTGGTAGGAGTGATGACTATACTAGGGCCACTGCTGATACTTCACGAGATATCGCGGATGAACAGGTGTTTGCACCGGAACGATCTCGTGATGATTTTTTGATTAACAGGTTTATACTTTCTAGGTGGAACGCTCGTTTTCATACGTTTAGATCAAACACGCCAAATATTACTGATGACATTGAGTTGATCAGATTGCTGGCTTTTGCTGAACGTGCCGGCGGTATGACACCTAGACGGGCTGATCGTATTGTTAGGGATGTATACGGTGATGATATCGGGCCGTTGCCAAAAGGTATTGATCTTGATATCCCGTTTTCTATCTCTTTTGCACAAGCACAACAGGGGATGCAGGGTAGTTCACGAAGTGGATCACAGTCACCAACGCTTCCAGCTGATCAACAAACTGGTAAATTAATATCTGGGTTGTTGAGTTTGAGAAAGCGGATCGAAGATGAACTTGAAAGCCGTGTATTAAACCTAGACGAGTAAGGGGTGTGTTATGCGTGTTAAGCAACAACAGATCGTTGAAGTGTACAAGATAGACTTGAAGGATGGTGAAGAGCTTGGCGAGTTGCCAGGTAAGATTATCCAAGCATTGGGCAGGTTCAAGACTAAACTCAGTAGGAGTTTGATCCTTACTCATATTTATAAGGATCATGTTATTACTCTTGATTGTGAAACGCGAAAGAAATTTAGGCTTTCTCTGTCAAGGGATGAAAACGGGAATATTCAGCTTGGTGAACCGGAAGAAGTTAAGGCTGTATTTGTCCCTATTAAAAATCTGAAAAAGGATGAAGGCGGATCTGAGGATTGTGAACCAGAGTATTTGGTTGATTTGGAAATTGAAAAAGCAGACTTTTGGGGCGGTAAGTTTTCTTTGAAGTAAGCTGTAATATGTTAAAAGAGCCTATTTCATCTATAACCACAACAGAGCTTTTTGAGCTTGCTGGTGCCATTGACGGTGTATTGTTTGCTATAGCAAAGATCAGTACCGTTAAAGAAAGCGCAAAAGTGGAAGAGAGGATGAGAAAGGCTATCACGCTTGCTTGGCAAACAGCTGCACAAACGACGCTTACAGCGTCGTTACAATCCCTGAAAAAAGGTCCGTATACCCAAAAACGGATAAATACCTTTCTTGCAAAGTTTGGTTTGAAGCTTAGGGATCCGCTTACAAAAGAACAGATTGCGTTTGTTGAAAAACAAGTAAATGAAATTTACAAGATCGCAAAAAAGATCGGGGCAAAAGAGGCTAAGTTTAAACCGGTGTTTGATCTTGTAGATAGAAGAGCTGTGAAGGCGATTAATCAACAACAGGTATTTTGGATCGGGGATTTTTATTCTGATAAGTTAAGTACAAGGATTCGAGCTGTAAGTAACGATGTGTTGCTGCAGCAGGGATTAGGGCATGATGAAGCGGCCACTGTGCTTAATGATGCGTTGAAAAGAGAGTTTGGACTTGTTACCGGCGGTAAAACAAAGTTTGCACCTAAAGTGCCTGCTAGGTACGCGGGTAACAGTCAGTTGTATCTAAAACAAGTTGCTTCAACTGCATCACACCAAGCAAGAACTTTTGGCCGGTTAACGGCTTATCAGCAAGGTGAGGTTGTTAGATTCAGGCTAACAAATCCTATGGATGATAGAACAGGTAAGATTTGCCAGCAGATGTCAGGACAAGTTATAACGGTTGCTGCCGGTGTTTCTCAAATGAACAGGATTCTAGCAGCTAAAACCCCAAAAGATGTAAAGTCTATCGCACCATGGTTAAGCGGTAAGGCAGCTGAAACGATCATAGGTGGTGCAAAAACAGGAAGCAGGTTAGCAACTGCTAGACTTGAAGAAGCAGCTAGTAGGGGTGATGCAACGTTGATACCGCCTTTTCATGGGGAATGTAGGACAGAGATGGTTGTTGTAGACTAGCAGTATGTTGATATAGGTTCACAGTATTTGGTAGTCTATTTCGTTATAACAGTTACATATGGAAGCACAAATGAGTGTTACCGCTGTTGAAACGACTATTGAGTCTGATTGGCTAGTTAACGCTTCAGATTCTGAACTGGTGGATAAACACAACCGGTTGCATAGTTCTGTTGAACAATTAAAAGATGCGGTTATTGCAGCCCATCTTTTAATTGTTCAAGAGATGACTAACCGCGACATTAATCACGTTGTAAAAGACTATCTTGACGATATTTCCGCCATTTTTGCTGTTGATACGCTGCAGCTGTCTATTGAAGAGCTTGATGAGATACAGCTCACTAAACAGACAACAACAACCCTACAAACGTTGATCCTAGATAAAGAGAAATTTAAAACGCTAGCAGCTGCAAAACAGTGGATTAAAGAGCACGGCTTTAAAGTTACGTTTGAAGGTAAAGAGCCGGATGAAACAGAAACGAGTTTTAGATTTCGTCAACGGGATCCAGAAACGTTTAAACCTGGTTCGTTTAGAACGATTACTTTTGAGGGTACTGAGGGTGTAAAGGCTGTTGTTGGCGTATTGAAGGTGTCTAGTAAAACAAAAAAGGTGTGTTCGCCTGATACCTGTAGCAACTGTGCAGTGTGCAGAGCTATTGCTGAGTCCAGTGATAAAGAGCTTGATGATATTATCGTTAAGTTGTTGCCGGTAGAAAAAGCGGATACGGAACAACGAATTGTATTTGGTATTGCTCTTGAGCCAAATGAAGTTGACGCACAGGGTGATACAATTCGTAAAAAACCGACTATTGCCAATGCCGCACATAGATGGTTGGCAAGGTTTCAAGATCGTGGTGTGCAGCATAAGCAAATAGCTAACTCAAAAATGGAAATTTATGAGAGCTATATATCGCCTGTTAATTGGACACTAAACGGGCAAAAGGTGAAACAGGGATCGTGGTTGCTTATGTATCACATTCTTGATGATCAACTATGGAAAGACATCAAAGCGGGTAAGTATACCGGTTTTTCTATAGGCGGCTTTGCAAGACGTAGGAAGGTTTGATTATAATTAGAATTGACTTGTAAGGTGTGTTATGGCACGTAATGCAAAACAAAGGCGAGCAACGACAGAACTTGAAGATGTTGATGTTAGGGAAGTATCCGTTGTTGATAAGCCGGCCATTCGCAGAACATTTTTGATTGTTAAAAATGAAGATGGCGGGTTGTCTGTTGTTAGAGACTTTGAAGCAGAACAGGATGCTATCAGTAAACAGGCTGTACCGGCTGCTTCAGCATCTATTGATGAAAAGCGAAAAGCACAAAAAGAGAGAGCTAGCAGGTTCGGTATTGAAGCCTTGGAAAACAAGGGTGAACGGTTGTCGTTTCCTAGTGATGGGCCAACGGACCTTAATCAGTATGGAGATCCGGTAAACCTAAAGTTCTTTTTTGATACTCCAGAAAGATCGCGAAATGCACGGGTTAGGTTTAAGCAATTCGCGAATACGTATACACAACAAAAAAGTAAGGCTGTTGTTCACGAGAGGATTGTAAGAGCTGAGTTGCGGCATAAAATCAAACCCTCTTTTGATGAGAATGATCCGCTTGATAAACTGTTGTCGAAACAAATTAAGGATCAGTTAAGGAATAGTAAGGAGACTAAAAAGATGGATGAAACGGCCCTTATGGATCGACTGATGGCACTTGCAACAGTCGTTAAAGTTGAAACAGCAGAAACCATTTCCGATGAAGCTTGTAATGAGTTTTGCAGTATTGCAGAAAGTCTAACGGCTAAAAAAGTTGATACGGCTATCGTAAAACAGCTATCACCTATTGATGCGTATGAACGGATTGCAAAAGCAGCCGGTCAAGTGATGTTTGTTAAAACGCTTGATATTGATCACGATAAAGAATTTGTTGATATCGGTAAAGAGATGGCACCGGTTACTGTTGATAAGGGTGGTGATGCTGAAACAGATGAAACGATCGATTTGTTTGACGGGGATGTAAAAATCTTTGTTGCCAGTGGGGATAAGGATCCTGAAATTCTTATTCAGAAAGCTGGTGCAAAGATGAAACGATCTAGGCTTTCTAGTTTTGAAACAGCTGTAAAGACACTTGTTGCTTTGCTTGAAGAAATTAAAGGTGAAGCAGCCCTTAACAATAAGGATGTTAAAAAACAGGAGATTAATGAGATGGGCAACAAAACGGATCAAAAAGAAGACAGCATTGATAAGACTAAGGCAGATGATGTGACTAAGACTGAGGATCAAGCACAGGATTCAGATGCGAAGTCCATTTCTGATAGTCTGGAAGATGTGTCAAAGCAAATGTCTGAATTGATCACTACCAAACTTGCAGAGTTTGGATCGAAGATGGAAGAGATGGTTAAGGCTGTTAAAGAAGAAGTTGCTACGTTGACAAAGCGTGTTGATGATCTTGACGTTGAAAACCCGGGCAGTAGTGCTGATGGGGATCCTGAAGAGGTTGAAGAAACGAAAAAATCATTTTGGGGCGGTCGTTTTCTTGGATAGGTCATTTCTGGCCGCCACTATTAAAGACCATAAATAAGGAGATATTAAAATGACCAACCAAGAACTTTTGGCAAAAGCCGCAATCACTACCGCCAATATGGCCAATGCTGGTCTGTTGGAACCGGAACAGTCTAACCGATTCGTTGATTATGTTATGGATGAGTCTAGTATGATGGATCGTGCTAGGCTGATTCGGTTTAGAGCTGCCCAACGATTGATTGAAAAGATCAACGTTGCAAATCGTGTTGCTGTTCCAAAAGCTGAAGCAACGGATCCGGGTGTTAGACGTGGTGTGCAAACTAGCAAGGTTACACTTGAACACCACGAAATTATGGTTCCCTTTGAAATCGGGGATATCGTAAAAGAAGAGAACATTGAAGGTGATGATGTTGAGGATCGGATCGTCAAGTTGATGGCTACCCGTTTCAGTAACAACATTGAAGAGCTGTTTTGGGATGGGAACACGGTTGGTCCTGCACAGCTTGAAAGTGAACTGCTTGAAGGCGGATCGGAAACTCTGTACGTGAAGGATAGCTATCTTGGTATGTTCAATGGGTGGCTTAAAGCTGCACTTGCTGGGCATGTTGTGGATGCAGAGAATGAGCCGATGGGGCCGGCTATTGCTAGCAGGGCTATTCAGGCTATGCCTAACAAGTTTAAGAAGAACAAGGCTAATCTGAAGTTCTGGCTTTCTTGGGATCACGAACAGGTTTATAGGGAGTCTGTTAGCACTAGGGCAACTATGTCTGGTGATAGTGCGCTTGCTGCTACTGGCAACGTTCCTGCTTTTGGTGTTGAACTTGTTCCTGTTAGTTTGTTGAATCCCGAACCGCTTGTTTGTGAAAACTCTGTAGCCAATAACGATGGAACAACGGCAACTGGGTTGACCTATGGTCCTATTAGTGAGGTTGTTATCACGCCTACAACGCTTGCTGATAATCCTGCAGCTGCCTATATTGAGGGTACCGATTATAGTGTTGATTACGCTAACGGTACTTGGACTAGGCTTGGTGGTGGTGCGATCGGTGCCGGACAAACTGTAAAGGTTACGTATCGTGCCGGTGGTATGATGCTTCTTACCCCGCCGAGTAATTTGATCATTTGCCTCGGAAGAGAGATCCGGGTTGAATCTCAGAGAAATATTTTTCGGGGTACTACAGAGTATGCGGTTTCTGCAAAAGTATTTTGTACTTTTGAAGAAACTGATGCTGTTGTACTTGTCAAGAATCTCGCGGTTCCAGCTGCTTAATTAAAGTTTAGGAATTGGGGGATAGTGTTAAGTGGCACTATCCCAACAACCTATTACTAAGGAGAATAATAAAATGAAAGCAGAGATTACGTATAATGCCGGTGCTAGTTACCGCATTAAGGCTATGAAATTTAATCGTGGTGTTACTAAGCCCGTAACAGATTCGGCTGTTATTAAAAAGTGTCAAGCAACTGCAGGTTTCAGTGTAAGGGTTCTTGAGGAAGATAAGCCTGCTAAGCAAAAGTTGACGGCAAAGGAAAAGAACCGGGCAACTAAGGTTGTTGAGGTTGAAGCTGTACCTAAGTTTAAGAACAAGGTAAAAAAGGATAAGTAAATTCTAAACACCTTTTAAGCTCGTATATGATGAATGGTTGTTGTGAATACAAGTTCTGGTGCAACTCACACTTTCGAGTTAAGGGATCCAGAATCTCTTAACCGTATTTTTTCGCTTATCCAATCGAACAAAGTAACGGCACTATCGATCCTATTTGACGGATCGCAACACGTATTACCAACACCAAAGAAGTTTCGTGTGCGGCCAGTTTTTGGTGTTGAACTGGTTAGCAATAATGGATCGCCAGTAGCAGAAAGAATATATTCACAGATTGGCGATATTCGATTGAGTATAACCAGGACTTTTACTAGCAAGCTTACAAGGTGTGATTTAACGAAAATAGGTTTTCAGAGGTTTAGCCCCAATTACAGGGGATCGTAATGCGGTTATCACCTACTGGCCATGGTGTAGCATCGTCAGTTATAAGGGCCTACTGCTTTTCTACTGACGCTGTTGGTGACTGTGTTTATATAATGGGTGATCGTGTTGGTAGGATATATCAGGTAACAAAGGTTGACGTTGATAGCGTAGATATAAAGAAAGCCGTTACCTTTGGTGTGATACAATCAAAGGATGATCCTACAGAGTGTGTAGTAAGAACATTTGGGGAATTGAATAATACGTTTTTTGGTATGACACCAGGTGCAACACTTTTTGTCGGTACGAATTCAAGACCTACTGAAACACCGGCACCACCTACATTTGGAATAAAGCGAGTATTACAACAAATAGGATTAGCTATAGCTTCTGATGTTCTGTTGATTAATCCAGGTGAACCAGTAAGACGCGAGGGATCATAAAATGGTAAAGAAATCTAGTAAGGGAAAGAGCAAGGGCCGTACATCTAAAGACGGTAATTCAACCGGGTTGGAAGTTGCTTCAGACGGGTTTCATAAGAAGTTGCCTGATTTGGATCACTATAAACTATTGTTTTTTGAATCTGAAGTTAATGCCGCAAAGAATAAGCTTGCAGAACAGCGGACAGCTTTTGAGTTGTGGCGATTGGAAATGATTCGCAAGCAAGAAAGCTTTAAACAGGTTATTGCGAGTTTTGCAAATAAGTTGCGAGATATGGAGGTTAGATACAACTCAACTCTAGCTGAAATGTCAAATACGTATGGTATTGACTGGACTAAAGTTGCTCTTCAAGCGGATGGTACAATTTTTCCGCTTGAAGAACTAAAGCATGATGATTCTGTGGCGGCTACGGATGGGATTGATAAAACGCCGGATGGTGAAAAACAAGCCGGCACTTAACACGTTTAGTAGTAAACATAGGAGCGAATAACCATGGCCGGATTGAAAAAGTTTATGTATCTGCATCCGACGGAACTAAGGATGCACGAACAAGCAACGGATGACGAGCTAGCACTTGGTGGCCTTACGATGTCTGGTGATATCGTTATGGCTGGCAATGAGGTTACAGGATTGCCGTCAACACCAACAAGCGATAGTGCAGCAACAAGTAAGGCTTATGTTGATAACCAAATTACTGGTCTTAATTGGAAGCCGCCTTGTTTGACATTGCGTATGGTTGATGATGCTGCCGGCGGTCCGCCAACTTTGGGATCTGGTGATGCTGGTGATGCGTATGTTGTAGATTCAGCAACGGGTGCTTGGTCTGGTTTTAGTGTTGGGGATATTGTTGGTTGGAATGGATCGGCGTGGAGTTTGATCCTTGCCGGTAGTGGTGGGAATCCGGCTGATGGTGCGCGAGTTGTTGTTGATGCTGCCCCTGGATCTGGTGGATCGTTTAATGGCCATGGGCTTGATATTGCCGTTTACGTTTCTGGAACCGGTTGGACATTTCAAGATCCGTCTGATGGGTGGGCGGTACTGATTAACGGTGAAACAGACTATTACGAAAATACGGCTTGGGTGTATGACACTAGTACACCGGAATGGGTTCAGTTCAGTGGTGCCGGCCAGATCATTGCAGGTGTTGGTCTGTTGAAGACTGGTAACACACTTGATGTAAGGCTTGGTAATGGTATTACTGAAAACCCAACAGACTACGTTGGTATTGATCTGTCTGCTAACTCCGGTCTTGAACTTGTTGGAACATCACCAGATCAAGAGTTGCAAGCAAAGGTTGACGGTGCACACGGTATTATTATCGGAACGTCTGGTTTGGAAATTGAGATTGATGATACGCCAGATACTCTTGATGTTGATGGTGACGGGTTGAAGGTTGTTGGTCTACCAAGCTTGTTTAAGATTAATGATGTTGCTGTTGGTTCAACGGTAACGGCTGCTAATCTGGATACGCTTACAGACACGTCAAATGCCGATGCTTTGCATACGCACAACATTACGTCTGTTGAAGAAGCACAACGTATTGAACATACGCATTTGAATAATACGTCTGTAACAACAGGTAGGGCTGTTAGGTGGTCTGGTACGAACAATGAAGTAACACATGCTGATAACGGAACGGCTGCAAACTCCCAAGCTATCGGGGTTGCCAGAACTGGTGGTGCAGCGAATCCGGGAACCAGTGAAGTTGTTAAGCATGGTGTTTGTGCCAGTGTGCTAACTTCCGCTACTGTAAACACGCCTTATTACCTCGGCACTAGCGGTGCTTTGGTGTTGCAAGCGGCTATTCCTAAGCCGGGATACATTGTAAGAATGGGGTTTGCTGTCAACGGAACGGATCTTGATGTGCAGATTCAAGATTACGGTAGGCAGCTTGCTTAGCTCTTAGCTTAAAGACTGCCGGTTAGGTTTACAGTGTTTAGTAACCTAACCGGCAGTCTACTTGTTTTGTTTTTGGAGTTGTAATGTCAATTCCTGGCAGTAATACAGATCGTGTTCAAGTAGCTAAGTTTGAATCACCGGGTAAGGGGGGAACAGAAGAAGATTTTCCTGCACCGGGTGAAATTGATCCAACAGAAGACGCGATTTCTGCAAGAGGTATGTACTGCCAGGTTGAAGGTGGTCCGGTTGATGAGGATGTGTGGGTTGCGCGGGACGGGGATGATTTAAAGCTTATGGATAAGAACACCGGGCCACATACGTTAACACAACTTGCAAGTGGCGGATCGTTGCCGTCTGCTTCACAAGTTGGTGAAGTGCTGTATTCAAAAGACGGATCGACGTTTACAGTTGAACTCCCTGTTACAAGTGATTATGGCTGGCTTGTTAACAACGATGGGATTCATATTATTGTGGGGTAAGTGATGTCCAACGCAAAGCACAGCAAACAAACACTAGCACAGGGTGTACACGGATTTGTTGCGTATGAATACGCAAATGAAGCAGCTAGATTAGCTGCAACTGGGTTTGACGCTGATGACACATATAAGATCGCTATCCAACTTAGTGATTTTCGGCATTACATACTTGTAGACCACGATCCGATTACTTGGAAAGATGTTGGTAACGCTGCAGTAAACGACGATCTAAATAAGGTCCAAATTAATTGTCGTAAGAACTCTGCAGGAACCTTGCCGGTTGGTACCGTTATTTACGGTGTTGGATACAACCATACTAGTGACTACGCATTAGTTGAAAAGGCAAAAGCAGATTCTGAAACAACAATGCCAGCAATTGGTATTGTGAATGTTGAGGCAACGGATACTGTAACTGGATCGTTTCTTGTTGTCGGCGTGATTCATATGGACACTAGCACTTGGTCTGCCGGTGATTGCATGTATGTTTCAGCATCCGTTGCCGGTGGATTAACAAATACTGCACCATCAGGCCCTAGCTCAACACAAAGGGTTGCAGCTGTTCTTAACTCTGATGATACTGACGGGCATTTGTTGACGTTTGTTGGAAGCTGCAGGCATGTTGATTTTACGAATACACCAGAACCGCTAGGTACTGCCGATGCTGGTAATAGAGCTGAAGCAAGTTCTTCAAATCATGTTCATTCACACGGGAACCAAGCCGGCGGATCGCTGCATTCTTTAGCTACATCTAGTGCTGCAGGGTTTTTGCCAACTTTGTCAGATGAAACGTCTGAATATCTAAGGGGGGATGGATCGTGGCAAGTGCCACCAAGCGGTATTGGGTACAGCTTGTCTTTTGGTGGTGCAGCTAATGTAACAGGTAGATATTATGCTGCACACGGGTACTATTCCATTAATATGGGAACATCCCTAGATGAGAGTTGCCAAATTGTTGTGCCGGTTGGTGGAACGATTAAATGCTTAACATGGATCACGGATGGCGGAAGCTCTAGCACGGTGCTTAAAATTTTGGTTAACGGTGTTGTACAGGACAGTGTAACGCTTACTGGTTCACAAGGGTATGACAACACGCTAGATATTTCTGTATCAATTGGTGATAGGGTTGCTGTTGAGTATGATAGTGGAACATCACCAGGGTATTCAATTATAGAAGTATACATTGGTTAGGGGTGATCAATGATTGTTGCAATTGCACCTGATGGTGTTGGTGAAGTTAAAGTTGAAGAATTCAGATCGGCGGTTTCTGTTGCTGAAGCAATCACAGCTTTTTGTAACAGCTACGATCCCGCACTTGATCCAGAAGATTATGTTGGGCTTGATGTTGGGAGTTATGTTCCGGTACAACCAAAAGGTGGTTGGTACTACTCGCACACAACACAGACTTTAGTGGAATCTTTAGTTGAAGCTAAAAAAGCAAAGTTTGCGGAAGTTGATGCCAGAACAGATGAACTAATAGCTTCTGGGTTTACGTTTGCTAGTAAGCAATTTTCACTTTCTCAAAATGCTCAATCACGTTTGATGGGGATTAACCAAGTTAGGGATGATGAAAATGTGGTTTACCCGATCAAATGGAATACGATTGATGACAGTGATACGTATTCAATTCCAGATTCTGCAACGGTGCTTGGTTTTTATCTAACAGCTGTTGGAACATACCGTACACACGTTGATTCAGGAACAACTTTGAAGGATCAGGTTAGGGCTGCAACAACTATTGCAGAAGTAAACGCGGTTGTTGATAACAGGTAGTTTTGAAATGACCACTAAGAAAAAAGTTACAATAAGCATTTTGATCGTTGTTGCTGTGCTGCTTATTGCTTGGGATATTTACGTTGCTTTGTGTGGTGATGACGGGGATACGATTAGTGCGGTGATGCTATTTGTAAGTAAGCATCCGATCATTCCGTGCGGGTTTGGTGTGTTGATGGGACACTTTTTTTGGCCACAGTACAGAGAATGATATGGGATCCGTTATCGCATTAGGGGATACTGAACCTGTTGTTGTTCTAGTTAAGGACCAATTAGGGGAACCTCTAACCGGTAAATCAAATATTAAAGCTAGAATTTGGCGCGTTATTCCAGGCACATCAATTTTGCAATTTCTTGATTGGGCTGACTTGACGTTTAAAGACAGATCGCTTGTAGCAACGTTGTTACAGTCAATGGCTGAAGTTGATCCGATTGGTGCACCTGGTGATTATAGAGTTGTTGTTGATACTGCTGCGATTACAAATATATTAGACGGGGATTCTCTGCAAGTTGAAGCAGTACAAGATGGCGGTTTTGATGCTGTTGGGTTGCCTGTTGGTGATGAAATTAAAATTAGTGGCTGGGTTAATACGCTGCTTACTCGTGATTTGGTTATAAAACAAAGCTATAGTTACAATCCGTCAAGTGATGTTTTGACCGGGCTTGTTTGGGTTGAATGGAAAAATCAAGTACAAGATGCGGCAGGTGGTTTGGCTGTTGGTTGGTATGACGCGGATGGTGTTTTACAATTTACGATGGTTGCCGTTAGTCCTGATGCACAGGGTATATTTAAAGTACAACAGGCAACTCCGGGATTGTTGGCAAACACGATTTACTATGCAAAACCGGCGTTAACTGTGCCGGGGATATCGGGAGTTGTTGACGGTGCAAAAGCACCCTTTACCATAGGGTAAGCAGTTGAGGCTTTATTCATATGATGATGAAGAATCACAAGCCTTGCACCTTTCCAGACAAGTTTCTGGGAAGGATTTGTTTACCCCTGGTGACGTTGATACACAACCGCTTTGGGTTGTTCTTATTGATAGGCCCGATGCGTGTACGCTGATAACAATTAACGAAGATGCTTATACGGTGCTGGATATGGGGCTTGATGCGTGTAAAACGATTGATATCGGATCGGATGCTGAAGTTGTTACCGATATTTTAACGGACGGTGAATTGATTGTTGTTATTAGTGAAGACGCGGATGTTACCGTTGATATCGATGAAGATGCAGACGTTGTTATTGATATTGATGAAGGGTGTAACTAATGAGTGTTGTATATAACATAACGGCAGATGATCTGATTGCGGCGGGTTTTAGACCTATTCATGCCGGTGATTCTTACTCACATCGTTTTACGTTACAACGTGGTGGTATTGCTTTGCAGCTTATAGGTGCAACAAAGATCTGGTTTACTATTAAAGATGATCCGATTGTGCCTGATAGTGAAGCTAAGTTACAACTTGATAGTAGCGATTCAGCACAGATCGAGATTACTGAACCAACAAACGGAAAAATTGTAGTTAAGTTTGTCGGTGTTGGAGCAAAGACAACCGAAGATCTTGAGGGTGTTTGGGATTACGATTGTCAGATTAAACTTGATGACGGTGAAATCGTAACAGCGTTTCACGGTAAGATCGAATTCTTGCCTAATATAACAAGAGCTACTAGTTAGGAGTTAAGGCAATGCCGCACAAACAAAACACACTTCATCCAAAGCCGCATTATACGATTCATCGATCTTTGGTTGGTACGCCGGCCGTTGCGGATTCGGGTAATCTTAATACTCTTTATCAGCTACATAGTAGGGGTGCTATTAATTGTAAAGGTTGGGAAACTGTTCAAGGGTTTGTCGTTATTGAAGGCGGTTCTACGCCAACAGTAACACTAGCTGCCCTTGAACTAGTTAAGTGTTGTAATGCCTTTCCTGGTTTTACTGATGAAGATAACGGATTTATTTTGTCAATAGGCGGAAGTATCGGGCCGTTGTCACCGGGTGCATTCTTTGAAGTGCAGATTAATCAGGGGATGTTGTTTATGCGTGTTGCTGCTTTTGCTGGTAACCCAACTGCACTTAGAGTGTATATCACTGGCGGTAAACGCGGAATCTCTCACACTGGCCAGCAATAGGATCCTATTATGGGATACTATGTTACTAAGGAAGATATTTTAAAGGAAGGTGTTCCAAGTGGGACACCTGTAACTGTGATCAATAATCGTATTGTTAAGTGGGAAGCGATTGTTGAAAAGCTAACACGTAATATTTTTAGGGAGCTATCACCAGGTGAACTTAGGTTTGATGGTAATAACAGCCGTATGCTTCATTTTAATTTACCGTTGTTATCTGTAACTTCGGTTAAGATTAACGATGAAACAACGGCATTAGCGGTTGATGAATACAGGGCTTATACTGGGTACCGGCAACCACAAGATGATAGGCTTAATCCGAAAATTGAATTGACACCTATTAGGGCCAGTGTATGGCGAACATCACCAGGAATGTTTGTAAAAGGTCTTGATCAGCTTGTTACTGCAACTTGGGGGTACGTTGATGAAGATCCAAGTAATCCGGGTTCGTTTATAACACCTGTTCCTATTAAAGATGCGATCATTCAACTCGTGATTCTTGATCTTGATAACTACTTTGAACAGTATGAAGACGGATCTTCTGGAAAGGTTCTTACTGCTGTTAAGCGTGAAAAAACAGATGGGCATGAAATAGAGTATATGGAACAGAAACAGTTAAAGAGCCTTCGTTGGCAAATGATCCCGGCTGATATTGCAGACGTGTTGTGGGCATATCGTGGGCCATGGGAGATTCAAGCACCGGAAACGATCCGGTTCCTTGCAGATCCTGGAATTGATATCCTTGATGCGGATGTATACGGCTATGAAATTGCGGCTTGGTGATCTATGCCACGAGTAAGGTTACAGCATCCTGTTCCTGTGTATCTGCGAAAGTCAGATAAGGATCACACGGCTATTATGGATGATAACTTGCACGAACCTATCGGACAAGTTAGGCGACAATTAAAACCGATCAGGCTTGTTGCACAGATAGCAGACGGTAAGACAGACGATCCCAGATCATCAGCTGGTGGTGTAACGCTTGAAAGTGATGGTTATGTGTTGTTTCTAACGAAGGATCTTAGGAAGGCTGGAACAACGGTTGATGTAGGGGATCGCATTGTTCAAATAGGTGAAGGTGTTAATGAACGTAGTGTTGATTACTATGTTACTAAATTGAAGTATTTGGGCCACTATCCAGATAAGCGTGGTGCTAGTCTAGTTCGTGCTTATTATGAAGATAGGCACCCATCAAGGCAACGTGGTGATTGGTAGATGGCTAAAGCACGTTTAAAGCTAATTGGATTTAAGAAGCTAAAGGATATTCTTGATCCGACTAAGTTTGAAAAACGGCTAAAGAAACACGTTGGAAAAGCAACTTTAAAAAACGGGTTGATTGCTGAGGGTGCAATTAAAGAGGCAATTAACAAGGGTAAGATTAAGGGTGCTTTAGGTAAGCGTGCCCCTAATGCTGATTTAACAATCGCGATGAAGGGAAGTGATAGGCCGTTGGTTGATAGTGGGCAACTGATGAAATCAATCACAAGCGAGGTTAAATCCTGGGATCTGGTTCTTGTTGGGGTTAATAGAAACAGAACAGTTGTTGATGCAAAGGGTAAGAAACGTAGTGTAATGCGGATTGCTGAAGCTTTGCATGATGGTGCAACAATCAAGGTAACTAATAAAATGAGAGCTTACTTTTATTGGTTAGCCTATTCTGATGATAGTCCGTTTCAGGGTATTGTTAAGCCGTTAAAGAAGAGCACAAAAGTTATCCGTATCCCGCCTAGACCGTTTTTAGCAGCTGCCTTAACTAATCGTTTATTGACTCGGTACAACAGGCAATGGGACAAGGCGATTGCTAAGGTTATGCAGGGGAAGAATTGATGTTGCAAAAATTGTGTAAAACGTTTTTGTTCCAAGAAGCGAACCGATCTAGGCTTACGTTTAGTGATAGTACAAAGATCCGGTTGAACCCTACAACGCATAGGCTTGAATTAAAGGTTCAGAGTTACAACGTTGTAACAGGGGATCCGGTGTATTCAACAGATACGGATTTGACTGTTACAACATGGATCACAAACCCGGAAACGCTTGTGCAGTGGTTGGGGTTTATGATGGAACCGCTGACACCTAATCAGCCGGCAAATACTCAAGTCAGGTTTAAGTTAAATGATGGTGTATCTGATAGGTGGTGGAATGGTAGTGTTTGGGCTGTTGCAGGTGTAACTGATTGGAATACAGAACAGGAAATATCCGCGAACATTGCAAGCTTTCCTGTAACAACAAAACAACTTGCTGTTGTGATTAACTTAGTTAGTGATGACGGTACAGCTACGCCAACAGTAAAGGATCTAGAAATTTTGATGGAAGCAGATATTGATTATCTGCGGAGTCTGTTTGTTGATTCTTTGCTAGAAGACTTGAAAGAAAATATTAGACCGGTTATTGATTACGCTGTTAGGGCACCTGGTGGTGATAAGGTTGACTTGCGGGATCTGGAAACCGCTTTCAACATTATCACTTTGGAAGCCGTTTATAACCACGATTCTGATCCTAACCACACAACTGATTTACTCTCATCCTATAACGCAACAACAAAAACGATCGTACTAACTGCAGCTGTTGATAGAGGTACACGGCTATGGATTAAGTTTGTTGCAGAACCGGAAGGATATCTTGATTTTGGATCGCAGGATTACACTGAAGTGACGAAGCTGCCGGCAATTGTTATTGAGGGTATCAGTATTAGTGGCAACAGCGTAAATGCTAGGTTTGAGGTTAAGAACCTAAACGACTATACGGCAACAATTCGGTTGACACCTTTTAAACTTAGTGCCGAATTTGATATAGTCCTACTTGCAGAAAAAAGTAGGACACAACTTGTGATGAGTGAAGGTGCCTTGAAGTATATGGTTAGTACGCCTTTGTTGCATTGGCGTGCTTTAGATGAACGGCTATCTATGTACCCTGTTGAACAAGGATTGATGCGGCAACGGCCAACTTTGAAGGATGAACATACCAATAGGTTTACATTACGAGTTGAAAATATTTATTTGTGGTTGAAACCAGAAGAAGTTGTTAATTTGGTGCAGCAACTTAATATCACAGTCACCGATCCGTCATTAGGGTATGGGCCTAGATGGGCGGGGATTGTGCCCTAGTTAGCAACATAAGTTTTTTTATGGAGGAATTCTCAAATGGCAACAAAACGGTTTGGTCCTACGCAAGATGCAGGAACCTCTATTACTGAAAGGGAAGGTGAGAAAGCAATCACTCCGGGTAGGCTGGGATCTGCAGCTTATGCCGGTATCCTTGATCGTGGCCCTATTAGGCAACTGATTACGACAACAGGAAAAAAGGATTTGCTTGCAAAAACTGGTGGGCTTATTCCTGATAGTCTGTTGCCGGATTGTTGTCAAGATTACTGGGATCATTCTGAAGGTGCCGGGATTCTTTTTCTGTATAGAGTTACTGACGGTAATGAGGTATCGGCAACGCTTGTTTTGTGGGATCGATCGTGGCCTAGAAATCAGGTGATTCGTGTTGATGCTCATAATGGCGGATCGTGGGCTGGTAAACGGGATACGGTTGTTGCTGATCTTGATGCAGTGCCAACGGACATTACTGGTGAAACAACGGTTAAACTTCCGGATGCGTATGTTGTTCCGGCTGATAAGTGGAAAGGCGGATATATCAAATTTACAGAAACTGGTTTGAGCTATCAGATCATTTCTAATACAGCTGGTGACGGTATTACCGGTGCTGTTGTTACTGTAACCGCTGATAGTCAGATGTTGACTGATTATGCTTCTGGAACGGATAAAGAAATCACGCTACTTAATTCTAGCGTTGATGAATGGGGGCAGGATAAGTTTGTTTCCGTTGAGGTGCTTGATGGGCAGCTGAACCCTAGTACAGAATTTGGTTTGAAAGTTTATGTCAATGATGGGTTTGTAAAAGAATGGGCGGATCTAAGCATGGATCCGAACAGTTCCCGTTATTTTGTAAACCTGATCAACGATGATCCAACAAACTGGTATATCACGGTAACCGATCTTTGGACTGGTGCTATTGATGCAGATAAGCGGCCAGCAAACTTTTATGCTGAAGTTGCTGCCGGGGATATCGCGACTAAGCAGATCGATTTGCTGGATTACCTTTTTGAATGGGAACAAACAGCCGGTACTGGTGGCCCACATACTATGTCTGCATTTACTGCAGGCGCTAGCATGATCAGGGATACTTATAAGATTTCTTATACTGCCGCGTGGGCTCTTACTTCTGATTATAAACAAGCTAATCACGTATTCCCGGCTGTTGTTAGTGCAACACCGTTTGCAGCTGATAACCCGTATTCCTTTGGTGCAACTCTTACTGAAACCGGGCCAGTTAGTGGGGATGAAGTAACTGTTTGGGTATTGCCACTTGTTACAGATGAGCTGATTAACGGTAAGGTATTTTTTCCGGATGAAGCGTGGGCACCAACACGAGGTTGGATTATTACTGATAATGATGAAGAAACCGTTGATATCACCACTGGTGACATGACAAACGGTGGGACTATTTCAGGTACGGTTAACGTCAGGTTGCAATATCGGCAACAGCTGCAGGATGGTTACGACGGTATAGCGGAAATTTCAGATACTGATTTTGTTGATGCGTTTGATGTGAACACTTCTCCGTTTAATGATACGGCTGAAAAGGGTTACGGGCTTATTAAGTTTGCTTGCCCCGGTATTACGCAGTTGCTCCCATCTTCACTTACTAGCATTAGTGACGCACAGGTTGTTGAGCGGGCTGGTGTTAATTACGCACAAGCAAAGAATCATCAGTATCGTTATGAGGTACCCGTTACCGCTATTGATGAAGTTGTTGCACGGGATTACATCCAAAATGTTGTTGGTAAGTCTGATCACGTTAAGGTGTGTATGCACGGGTATTGTAAGGTTAGTGATCCGATTCTTACTGATCGTATGAAAACGATTCCAACAGTTGGGATGATTCACGGAAGGGAAGCGAAACACGCAACAGCGGTTAAGGGTTATCACGAGGTTGCTGCTGGTGTTGATGTTGACTTTCCGCGTATTAGGCAACTGTTTACAATTAGTGGCACCGGTAACAACATTGTTCATAAGAAACTTGACGGGGAAACGCTTAATCCGGCTGGATTGCAGCGTATAGAAATCAAAGGTGGTAAGTTTGTTTTGTGGGGTGCCAGAATCCCGTCTGTTGATCCTAGTTGGAAATTTTCCCAGCATAGGGAGCAGATGTCTTATTACGAACATACGTTGTTTGAATCGTTTGATTGGATTATTTTTGCGTTGAATGATCCGATTGAACAGCCCGGTGTTATCGCTGCACTGCAATCGTTGTTTTTGCCTGAATGGCGGCCAAAGCGTGCACTTCGGGGTGATACATTTGAAGATGCGTGTATCCTTAAATTGGACGAAGAAAACAACACGGATGCTACAAGAGCTACTGGTGATATGAATGCTGATGTATCTTTGAAAATGGCAGATACCATTGAACGCTTTAACATCACCATTGGTAAACAGGGTGTGTTTGAGTCAACGTCACCAGCATAGTGGGCTAGCACATTAGGAGATAAAGACAGATGACTATTAAAAACGTAATTCCTGAAAACAGGATCCCGGTAAATAAGTATGCACTTATTGTGCAACCCGGTATCGGTGAGATCACGCTTACAAGTATCGGTGGATTGGAAGAAGAGCTTGATGCACCGGAGTTGCCGGATCGGACTGTTCGATCTGGTGGTAGGGCAAAACCTGGTGAAACGGATATTGTGCAGCCTATGCACATTACAGAAGAAGTTGCATTGATGGAAGGATGGTATGCCCTGTGTAAGTTGGCGTTGCCAGGTTACTTGAAGAATGGTGTGCTTGTTCAATTTGACGAATCTGGAAGATTCCCTGTTAAGCGTTGGACACTCCCAAACTCTTGGTTGAAAAAGCGTGCACATAGCGATAGTGAGCTTGATAATGATGGTGAGATGTCAACGATTACTTGGACACTAAGCTATGATGAAATTAGGCCGGCGTAATAAATAGGTTCACAGTCTTTTTGAACCTATCCAACCTTTTGGTCCTCACAAACACGTTTTGTGTAATTGGAGGGATCCTCGTGAAAACCGTTACACTAAGTGAACTAGGGCAGGAACTTCCTATTGGCAATTGCCAGGAAGGTACGAACAAACTCGTTAAAACTTTTGAGGTGAGACCTTATAAAGCAAAGGTTGATCGTGTTTTGAATATTTGGAGGGAAGCTAATCAGGGTAGGCATATCGGTTGGCTAATCGCAAAATATCTTAGTCTTGTTGTTGTACATGCCGGCGGTCAATACATTACATTAGACGATAAAAACGATAGTTCGCCAGATTCGGTTAATATGGTTACAGGTTGGCATTTTGCTGATGTTATTTATATGTATTTGTGGTCTAGATACAAGACAAGTAACAAAATGCGGATTGAGTATGGGTGCCCTAATACCGCTTGTAGTATTAAGACGGCAACAAAAATAATCGATCTTGGAAGTATTGAAATAACGTGTTTAGAGTCTTTTGATGAATCGCGATTTTGGGTGAACTTGATTGACGGATTCAGGCTTAGTAACAATAAGCTCTGTAAGCGTTTAAAGGTTAAACCCGTACCGTTTAAAACAGTGTTTCTTGCCGGTGCAACGCAAGGCAACGTTGATGATATGCTAGGGTATAACCAGCTTAGAGAGGCTGTTATCGAGGTTGATGGTGGTGGGCAGAATTACAACTTGCTTGATGAAGAGCTTGATGAGATGAGCAAGATTGATACGTTGTTACTTAATAATCAAGCTGGAAAGATTTCTGCAGGCCCAAAACTAAGAACCGGGTTTATTTGTGACGGATGTAAACAGCCTATTGAACGGGCTATTGATCTTAGGTTCGATCATTTTTTCGAATCTTCGATCCCTGTTGCACATTTGATGAGTTGATGGATGAAATCCACCAGCTACATTATTATGGCAAATATTCGTTTAGCGACATAATGGATATGACAACTGCAGAACGCAACGCCTTAATCGATCGTATGCACGTATCACAAACTATTGAAGCAAAGGCGTTTGAAAAAGCAGTTAGTGGTAAATAGGGATCGCTATGCCAGAACAGACATTAACAGCAAAACTACAGTTTCAAGGCAGTACCGCTATTTCAGGTATGCAGCAAGCATCCGGTGCATTTTCTAAGTTACAGATGAATGCAAAGCTTGCTGGTGAGGGTATCAAGAATGTTCAACGCGGGTTTGCCGGATTTAATATTGTTGTTGCCGGTGCTGCAGCCGGTGCAGCCGGTGCTGTTAAAAAGTTTGCAGATTTCGACGGTCAAATGGGTGCGGTTAAGGCTGTACTTGGAAAAGATGCTGCACCTGAATTTGAAAAGCTTGAAGGACTAGCAGCTCAACTAGGTGCAACAACTTCTTTTACAGCAACGCAATCGGCTGAAGCAATGGAAAATTTAGCTAGAGCCGGTTTTGATGCAACACAGATCATGAAAGCTGTTCCGCAGGTTCTAGCAGCTGCAGCCGCAGAGGGTATGGATCTTGGAACAGCTGCAGATATTGTGGCGTCTAACATCAAAGCATTTCAGTTAGAGGCAAAGGATGCTGGCCGGGTTGCTGATGCGTTAGCGTTTGTATCTGCTAAAACAAACACCAACATGGTTGGGCTACAGGAAGGTTTGAAATTTGTTGCACCCGTTGCAAAAACAATGGGAATTGAATTAGAGGATACGGCTGCAGCTCTTGGTGCTTTGGCTGATGTTGGTTTGAAGGGAACGCTTGCAGGTACTGGTTTAAAAAATGCTTTGTTGAAACTAGCAAAAGCCGCAAAAGGTGGAAAGGTTTCTGTAGGTAACTACAGTGTTGAAGTTGCAAAAACACAAGAGGGTAACGTTGACTTGTCAAAAACAATGTTCAACATCGTTACCGCTTTACAGAAAATAGATGATCCCCTAGAACGCGCTAACGCTTCAATGGGGTTGTTGGGGTTGCGCGGTATGGGAACAGCTGCAGCGTTTGATGCTTTAGGTAAAAATCAAAAGCTAGTATCAACATTGTTTGTCGGTATGCGGGATCGTGCTAAAGGTGCGGCTACGGGGATGCAGGCTATGCGGTTAGATACTCTGCAGGGCGATTTTACGTTACTTAGTTCCGCTGTTGATGGGTTTATGAATTCTCTTGGTAAGGCTTTGCGTGATTATATCCGGCCATTCATTCAAGGCGGTAAAGGGATTACTGCGGCGATCGGATCTGCTGGTCAAGTAATCACACGGTTGTGGGGTGCTAACGGGGCAATTGGTAGGGCATTTGTTGAACAAGAGCTGATTACGGAAGGATTTAGTAAAACAGTTGTTGAGTTTGCAAGTGGGTTTGTTGCGGGTATTCAAGGTGCTGCAAGCATTTTTAGTGGTTTTGTGACGGTGCTTAAAGGTGCTGCTAGGTTTTTTGGCGGGTTGTTTTCGCCTGTTGGATCGTTAGGTGTTGATGGTCCTGGTGTAAAAGGAATTACAGAGATTGTTATAAAGGCTGCAGCACTTGGTGTAACGATCAAGCTTGCAACAAAATTGTTTAGCCGGTTTGCTTCTGTTGCAAAAGGATCGTTTCAAATAATTAAAGGTGTGCTTGGTGGTGTTAAAACCGGATTAGGTGGAACAGTTGGTTACCTAACAACTAAGTTTCCAAAACTTGCAAATGTATTGCCTGGTGGCCTTAGAAAATTGACAGGGGCTGTTAACGCTGCAGAAAAAATTACAGCGCAACCGGTACGTGTTGTTAATTTTGATGAGATGGGTATGGGTGGTTTAGGTGGGCCAAAAGTGTTGCCAGGACAGCAATCGTTGTTTGGTGATACTGGTGGTGCTGGTGATGTGCCAACTAAAATGACACGGCTTGGTAAGGCTGCAAAGTTTGCAGGTTCTGGGATTGGTCTTGTTGCTGCAGCTTTTGCCGGTTGGCAAATTGGCAAGGCGATCGATGAATCTACCGGGCTTAGCTCTTCTATTGCTGATCTTGCATGGAACGCAACAAAGTCTTTTGGTCCGGTTAAGATGTTGGTTGAAGAAGAGAAAAAGTTAACTAGGGCGAGACTTGAACGCGGTGGTAAGGTAGCAGCTGCAGCTAATGCAGCACAGATGGCTAAGATGTTTGAGAGCTTTAGTACACGAGGGATGAAAATTCAAGAGGATTCAAAATCAGCTAAAAAGGTTGCTGTTACACGGGAACTTGCTGTGAAAAAAATTAGGCAACGTTTTGCCGGTGAATCAAAAGAAGTTCAAGATGCTTTGATGAAATCTATTCAGCCGATACTAGAAAAGTTGCCTACTAAAGAAGAACTAGCAGCTAGGCCACCAACTGTGATTGAAATAAACGGAAAAGAAATTGCTAGGGCTGTTGCAGGTTCAAAATTAGATGATGTGAATCGTGGTGGTAAGCCGCTTAAAGGTGCTAAGCCTAGACGTTTAGCTAAGAGGTAGCAAAATTGGCAACACAAAAAATTCCAATTGATTGGTCAATAAGAAATCTAGATTCCGGTCAATTGATACTGCCACCCTATCCACTTGGTGATGAAGGGTTGTCTGCAACGATTGGCGCTAATTACGCAGAACAACCACGGGTAGGCTTTCAAGATCCAATTATTCAGTGGATAACAGGTAGGGCTAAGGTTATTACATTCCGATCAGTGATGTTTACACCAGATTCATCAGCTAGTATTACTGGTGTGTTTTATGACTTTGAAGAACTAGTTATTGTTGATCCGCATCTTGGTAGGCCGCCTATTTGTCAATTCACGTTAGGATCTGGATCTGTCTTGTCTGAAATGTGTGTTGTAACAAGTATCGATCCGGATATTCCACCAGTAAGGCCAGATGGTGAACCTAGAGAGATAGTTCTTAGTTTTTCGTTATTGCGGTATGTTCCTTTTTCGCTAATTACGATTGATCCAACAAAGCCGGCAAAACAATCTTATTTTTTGGTGGCAACATCTGCTGAAGCTTCTTATGAAGCAATCGCAAAACGGTTTTACGGTAATCCGCTATACGGGGATCGGTTGCGAAAAAGGCACCCCGATATGCCTATGCAACCAATCGTTGGTAAAAAAGTAAGAATCCCTTCACGGGATTTGCTTTTAAGTGAAACTGTTGAACCGGCATTTCATGCGTTAAGTCTAACTAATGAAGAAGCTCTTAATAACTTTCAGACAGTTCTTGATGAAAGAAACGAGAAAAAGGCGATTATAAATGGCTAGGCTTCCTGAAACACGGTTTACACGTTTTGGTGATGATCTAAAACCAAACTTTATGGTTAGCATTAGCGGTAAGGATGCTAGCAAAGCTGCCCCGGTATGGAATACGATCAGACCGTTTGTTACAGGTGTGACTTTTGAAGAAGACGAAGATCTAGCCGCAACGCTTACGATAACCGTTTCAAATCAAAGTAAGGATGTTCTTGGTGCAAGATCTGATTTTGCAGCTGTGTTGAACAACAAAGCTTTCCAGGAAGGGAACTTTATTGATCTGTGGATCGGTTACAGTTCAATGCACTATGTCGGTAGGGTTGAGATTGTTAAATGGCTTCCTGTTTTTCCAGAGGAAGGACCGATTACGTTAACGATCATGGGGTATGATGGCCGGCATAAAATGACAAAGACAAATGAGTTTAAAGTTAAAAAAGGAAAACGATCAAAACGGACAAAAAAAAGAAAAACAGGCTATTCAAAATTAACGGATGATCAGATTGTAAAAAAGATCGCTACTAAATACGGGTATGGTGTAGATACCGATATTCCAGAAGTAAAACGAACCAGAGTTAAAGGAAGTTTTGTTGCACGAGTTCAGCCTGCAGATATGTCTGATTGGGATTTTTTGAAAAAGCTTGCTGCTATTAATCGTTTTGATTTGTGGGTTGATTACGACAAATCAAAAAAGAAGTTTGTTGTTCACTTTAAAAAGAAACAAGATGCTAGTACAGCAACGTATTTGTTTGAATATAGACAGGGTAACGGCAGCTTGTTATCAGCAACCCCTGATTTTTCAATTACAGAACAGCCAACAGAAGTTGAAGTTACCTACTTTGATAGGAAGCGTCGAGTTATTGAACGAACCCTGATTAGTGACACAACGAAATCAGAAACAGTAAAACTAACATCTGCCGGTGCTGGTGACTTGCAAGTTAAAAAAGAAGTTGGCAGGGGTGCAAGTGTTAGGTTCACAGCTTTTGGCCAGAATATAGAAGCGTTCACTAACCGGCCATTTTCTAGTAAAAATGAAGCCACTGCTTTTGTTAAGAATTGGCTGAAAGAACGTGAAGATGATTTCTTGCATATGAACGGTAAGACGGTAGGCGTTGAAACATTACGCCCTAGACAGATCCACCAATTTGCAGGATTGAGCACACGTCTTGACGGATTCTATAGGTTAACACAGGTACGACATAATCTTGAACCGGGCAAGATTTACAGCTGTGAATTTCTGGCTAATAAAGTGTTGTCTGAACAACTAGCCAGAAGAAAGCCAACAACAAAGACAACAACTAAAATTAAATCAAAACTAGTACAGCCCGTAGCAAAACAAAGCACACTTTTTCCTTTCGGTGTATAGGGATGATACATGCCACCAGTAGATAGACATACGGCAACTGTTGATAGTAATACTGATCCTGCAAAAGCTGGAAGGGTTATTGTGAAGATGGCTAGTATGGATGGTGATCAATACCCGGAATGGTTTGAGCCGGTGTTGCCTGCAGGTGTTGTTAGCCACCCGCATCCGGGTGATACCGTTGAAGTTGAAATACCAGAGGGTGAAGATGTTGTTGAGTTTGCCCACGAAGCAAAATATCTTGGTAAACGGTATGATGACGCTAACGATTACCCGGATAGGTTTAAAACAAATTATCCGGATAGGCGCGGGTATTATACCCCTGGTGGCCATTATGTGATTTTTGATGATCACGATAAGACGATAACAATTGAAACAAGTGGTGGGCACGAAGTTGTTCTTGATGACTTAAATGGAAAAATAAGGATTAAAAATAGCAAAAGCGGGGATGAATGGGCTAACACTGCTGCCGGTGTTTCAACTATTCAAGCATCAACTAAAGCACATCTTGACGCACCGTTGACAGATCTGAACGATGTTGCAACTGACTTTTTGATCAAGGGAACAACGTATAACGTTCAAGAACAGTTGTTAATGACAGCTTTTGCTAATATGGCCACGCAATGGATCGCACTAGTCGCTAAATGGGTTGCACTTGCAGGTGTTGGCGGCCCTTGGATCCCGCAAGTTGACGCTTCAGAGATCAGTAATGTGGCAACTGGCCTTAGTCAACTGTCTTCAGCTTTAACAGCGTTTCAAGCCGCTGTTGCAACTTGGACAAGCTTAAAAACAAAAACAGGGTAACAGTATGGCACAAGGGATCGAAGTTCCTTTGAGAACAAAAAATGGCCGGTTAAAGCTGCTTGGTGGCGATGATTATATTGATATGATTGTAAGGATCGCAATGGGTAGTAGTGAAAGTGAAAATCCGTTTCAAGATATAGGGCTATACGGAGATAAGTACATATTTGGTATTAATGACGGTATGACAGAGGGTGAAATAGTTACCGCGGTGCTGGAAGTATTTGAATCGTTGCAAAGGGATCAGCTTGCAGAGATTGATCGAAAAAACATCACGTTTGACAGATCAGAAATTGGTACCCTTAATATGACGATCCTGTATAAGAACATTGAAACGCAGGAACGAAAAGAATTGGCTGTTCCTATTCCACCAGCATCGGAGTAACTAGTTATGGCTTTGCAAATACTGAAACCGCCTAGTGTTGAGTTTGCCGGATTTTACTATCCAGATATTCTTAGAGAGTTGTTGTTGTTTCTAAGAAGACATAGGGCAGAACTTGGTCTTACTGATGAAAATGAGTTTGAATTGCACGTTCAGTTATTGCGTGCGTTTTCTCTTGTTGGGCACCTTAATAATACCCGGCTAGATACCGTTGCAACAGAGCTACTCATTTCAAGTGCATCGTTGCTTGAAAGCATTAAGCGGTTGCTTAGGTTGATCGGTGTTGAGCTTTCTAGTGCAACACCGGCAACGGTTGATCTGTTGTTGAAACTATCAGAAGTAACAGCTTCAGATCAAATCGGGTTTGTTCCAGAACTATCAGAGTTTTCAACCGATGAAACTCCGCCTATTGGTTATGAAGTATTAGAAGAAGATGGAATTGATTTAAATAGAACAGATCAGCTTAACTATGCTTATGTCGCAGAAGAGATTGATTCTGGAACTGATGGTGTTGTTGATACTGCTGCACCTGATGTGTTTGGTTCTGCATCAGTGGCTTTGACTGGCGCTAATCTTGGTGATCATTTTTTTGTTACATCACCAACGGGTATTACTGCAAATAGTGGTGAATTCAGAATTACAGAAATTGTTAGCGCAACGCAAGCGCGGGTTGTTAAGGTTCCTGGATCGGGATCCCCTGCTTTTCAAACAGAGGTTTCACTAGTATGGAGTTTAAAACGATTTGGTGTAAACAAAGCTTCAGAATTGAATAGCGGCGCTAGTGATACGGCTATGTGGAATGGAACACCACAAGCTGGTGATCTGTTTTATTTCGGACACGGGCAAGTATTAGCCGGCCAGATCGATATTGATGTTGGTTCAACAGTTGGTGCTGGTCTTGATGGTGTGTGGGAATATTTTGATAACACCCATTCTGAATTTCCACCAACATCTGTTACCGATAATCTTGATGGTACGATTACATTCGATGTGTCTTCTTTGCTAGGGTTGCCGGATCGCAACGGTGCTGTGATCACCGTTAGGCACCTAATCACCGGTTCAACAGAAAAGCTTTTATCTGTGTATAGCGGTGGTGCAAATAAAATCACAACTGATGGGCCACTAGGGCAAGTAACTATTAGTACCGATATCGAAGATTACTTGATAACAGCTGATTGGGTACCGTTTGAAGATCAGGCTGATAGCACTGATGCCGGAAATAGTGATTTTGAACAAGATGGTACAGTTACGTTTAGCTTCCCGCAAGATCAAGATCGAAACTGGCAAGCAACAGACGTGAATGCAGAGGAAAGTGTTTGGTTCAGGTATAGGCTGGTTAACGTTAGTACACCAACAGCGCCAACACTTGTAAGAGTTAGGATTGATCAAGGTGATCAGTACATTATTGTTGCTGCTACACAGGGTGAAACAATAGGGCCACAGGTTCTTGGTTCTAGCGATGGATCTACTAGTCAAGAATTTCAGCTACCAGAAACGCCGTATATTGATAATTCAGAAACTCTTGAAGTGGATGAAGCTGGTGGTGGTGCTTGGAAAGAATACATAAGGGTTCTTAACTTTCTAAATAGCACGGCAACAAGCCGCCATTACGTAAGGGAAACAGATGCTGAAGATCAAGCAACTGTTAGATTCGGTGATGGTATAAACGGCAAGATTCCACCAGCTGGAACTGATAACGTAAGATCGTCTTATCGTGTTGGTGGTGATGATGATGGTAATGTTGGTCCGGATGAGATCGTTGTTAATGCAGATGGCCTATCGGGTATTGCAGAAGTAACAAATCCTAGATCGGCCCTTGGTTGGAAAATAAAAGATGGCGGTACAGAAGCGGATATTGAACGTGTAAAGCGTGATGCACCGGCAGAATTAAGAACCCGTAATACTGCAAGTAACGGTGGTGATATTGAACGATTGGCAATAGCGTTTACTGATAGTAACGGTACAAAGCCAGTTGCAAGAGCTGTTGCTATTGAGGAAGGATTAGGGGTAAAAACCGCTAAGTTGCTTGTTGTCGGGGCCGGCGGATCAACGCTTACAACAGAGCAGAAACTAGAGCTTGAAGAATACTTTAACGGTAATCGTTATACTAGGCCACAGATTAAAGGAAAGTTAGTTCTAAATAACAAAGTTTTTGTGTTTAATTATGAACCACAATTGATCCAAGTTAGCGCCACTGTTGTTTGGCCCGGTGGTAACGCTGCAGCTATCCGAACCGCGTTGCTTTCGTTAATCACACCATTGTCGCTTGAAGAAGACGGAACAACCTATACTTGGGATTTTGGTGGTTACGTATCCCTATCGCGAGTTTTTGCACAGATTCATTCTGTTGATCCAGCAATCATCGATGTTCCAACGTTGTTGCTAAACGGATCTGCATCATCCCCCTTGTTAGGTGGAAATGAGCTACCGGTTTCAACCGCCGGTGGTATTACAATCAGCATTCAAGAATCCCAGTAATAGGATAATAAAGGTTGGTAACCTATGCCTGATGTAGATCCGCCGATTATTACGTTACTATCACCAGAAGCCGGATCTGTTGGTAATGATAAAGCCGTACCAATTCAGTTTACTGTAACTGATGCTAGTGATCTTGCTTTGGTGAAATGTTGGGTTAGGGGTGATGTTGCTTATGATGGTGTAAAGTTTAGCGATGGTTGGGAAGGTTCAACCGTTGAAGTAATACCGAACGGGTACCTATATACGTTGGTACCGTCAATCACTCAATATGGCAGAATAGATGAAGCAACGCGGATTAGGATATTTGCTGTTGATGTAGAAGATAACGAAGCAAACGGAACGTGGTCATTTTACTATACGGCTAACGTAATAATGAGTACGTATCGATTTATTATCGGTTCCATTAGGGATCTTGATGAGGCTTAATCATGGCTGATAAGTTTCAAAATGGATTGTATTTGCCAGATCCGGGTACTGATTATGCTGGCCGTACAGTTTGCCGTTGGTTGGTTGAATGGTTAGTAAATGTTGTTGGTTTGACTGTTGTAGATAAAAGCGGATCGCAATGGGATAACTATTACGATTCAGGAACAGACGGTGCATCTGTTGTTGATGAGGTTTACCAGTTTCAAGCGGCAAGTGCTTCTTTTGATTCTTCCGATGTTGGCGGCTATCTGTACCTGTCAGGCATGACACCATCAACGTATAACGGTATTTATAGGATCAACCGGGTTTTGTCTTCAACAAAGGTTGTACTTGATTGCCAATACGGGATTCACTCATCTGGCATACCGTGTAATCAAAGCGGCGTTATTTGGAAATTGTGGCGGCTAGACACTAGTTATCTTCCTGCAGCTGGTGACTGGGTTGTGTTAGCAGGATCCGGCATTACAGGTAGCGGTTACACATTCCATCTTCACATTGAAGTATCTGCTTCTGGAACAACAACATTAAACTTACCACAATTTATTATTTCTCCGTTTGCTAGTTGGAATGCTGTATCGCATAGCTGGAATGATTCAAGGCGAACATCTGTATTGACGATGTTGAATTATTCCGATTCTGTAAACAATCAACCCGGTACTAGGGTATGGGCTGCAGGCGATACGGATCGTTTTGTTCTTATGCTGAGAATGGAACGCGATAGATTTGGTTTTACGTCTAGTGGTGATTACGCTTGGCACTTTTTGTATGCTGGCGAGATTGATACATTTCATCCGTCAAGTGATCCTAAACCGTGTATTTTGTGGGAAGGATCTAATAATGGTGCAACAACACCGGCTAGTGATAGTAACGCCTTAGTTGGGGATGGTTCGGTTGGTAATATCAATGGGCGGGGACATTGGTTAGCGTATGATGATCTTACAACTGTTGCTGGCTATATGGCGTCTTTATTTACCCCAACTGATACAACAAAAAATTGGTTAGCCGGATTGGAACACAGATTTAGCAGTATCAGTGGATCACATACGCTAGTGCCGGCAGCTTGTGAATGTAGAACAGCCGGATATATGGAATTTCGCGGATTGCTTAGGCGGTTTTGGATTAGTGGAAGGGACATTGCTAGGCTTAAACCTATTGGGGCCAGTAATGAGTATTTACACATTATCGGCGGTTTTACAATTCCGTGGAACGGTAGCCGTACATTTTACGAGAGGTAATTATGACTGAAGAAGAAAGGCTAGCACTGCTTACAGCTCTTGTTTGGTATTGGTTCCCAGTTAGGTGGGCTAGTGGCGGATCAACATATGAGATAAAAAGCCACAATATTATAGGTACGCTTGAATCAGGTGGTTTAGATATTTACGTTTCAAAAGATGACGGGGATCCTGTTTTGGTTCAGTTTTCTAACGATGATTGTTACAGTGAATCAGCAACTATTACTGTTTCTGCTGCTAGAACACGGATTATTGATGCGTTCTGAGGGTTGTAACAATGGCTAGATATCAAAACGGATTGGCACTTGATACAGCTACGGTAGATCGTGCCGGTACAGCTTATTGTAGATGGTTATACGAGTTTCTTGTAAATGTTGTTGGTTGGTCCGCTGTTGATGTAATCGGATCAAAATGGAACAACTATATAGGTTCTGGTGGTGCTGGAACCGCTGTTGTTAGTGATGCTGAAACGCTTGTGATCACATCCCCTAGTTATGTGTTTTCAACAAGTGACATTAATAAGTACCTAACGCTAACTGGTTTTACTACCGGGGAACGGGATGGTGTTTACAGAATTCTGGATTATGTTGGTAGTGCGGGATCTGATTATACGGTGAAGATTGATAAACGGATGGGACCACATAGCAACGGACTACCATCTTCAGAATCATCTAGTTGGAAGTTGTGGGATGTGTCAACAACCTATACACCAAATACTGGCGATAAGTTAGTTGTTGCCGGAATAGGTGTTACAGGTGCAGGAACTACAACAGGGAACGGAACTGGTGATTCAATATCAATGGCCGGCTCCGTTGCTACACTAACAGATGCCACTGCAACATTTCAGACAAGCGATGTTGGAAAAAGCATAACTATTAGCGGCGCAACCAATCCGGGAAACAACGGAACGTTTACGATTGTTTCTCGTGTATCAGCAACGCAGATCACTTACACTAACGCATCAGGTGTTAATGAAACGTCAAGTTTCGCTTGGCAGATTAGTTACGTCTACCATTTGTATATTGAAGTAGAAACTACTACCTATTCTATGTATCCAAAGATCAGTGTATCCCCGTTTGCATCCTGGAACGCCGGATCGCATAGCTGGAACGATAATAGGTATACTGCAGCCAAGAATGCTGAAAATGAAGCTGATCAGACTGAATGCGTTATATACGCTGAAGCTAGTGAACAGCATATTCATTCGTGGGTTAGGTCAAGAAAGCGCATTGATAGTTACGACAATGAAGAATGGAATGTATATCTAGTTGAAGAATTTGATTCGTTTTATCCAGACAAAGATCCTAGACCAGTTATGTGCTTAGCCGGAGACAACGAAGTTAATGATCCGAGAATGGTTGGATATGTCCCATCACAGGCGAGTCCGTGGGGAACAGTTTATAATGCAACACGAGGGTTGGGATACGATGATGTAACAACGTTGGTTTACGTTCTATCAATTCCAGCCACGTTCACAGACACTTCATATAATCTTATGCAGCTATGCAGACGTAAAAATAGCTTGTGGTCTAAAAAACAATATAGAACTAAGTTTGTTTTAGAGTCACGAACAGCGGGATATTTTGAACACAGGGGAACAGTTAGAAATGCCTGGTTAACGAATATCAATACTAGGCCAATGGCAACGTTAAAGATAGGTTCTGATTACTACAGAACGCCATATGCAGGGTTCTTGATGCGTAGCAACGGATCGCGTAATTGGTTCCCGTTCCTTGGTGAAAGTATTTATGGAGGTTAGGTTATGTCTTCCCGTTGGTTGCGCTTTTTTCATATGCCAGAACAAGGTGTAAGTTTTTTGCATAAAGTGATTTCATTGTTCTTGGCTAAATGTATGGATTACACTGTACAGGCTAATGTGTCTGTTAGTGGTGATTGGTTTTCTACAGAGAAAAATGGAACAACCGGATCTTTTAGCGGTAGTGATTGGAACTTTACTGATTCATCGGCACCTTTTGTAGCTGGTGATCGTGGAAAGTATTTAGTAGTTAGAGATAATTCTAATCCAGAAAACGCCGGTATTTATTACATACGAAAATTTAACAGTGCAACTAGTATTGAAATTGATTTTCTTACCGTACCCGATGAGTACCCGAAAGCATCTACCGGGCTTAGTTGGTGGATTATCGGTAAAGATTATCAAATGCCGGCAACAAATGATTATTGTAGATTGAGATCCAGACACACAACACAATGGGCGCTTCAATTGGAAATAAAGCAGAATGCAAACTGGCTTTATTGTGGTGTGTCTGTAGATGGCCAATGGGAAACCACTGGTAGGATTTTGAATACTACTTATAATCAAAACCCGCTTATTTATGGCGATACCGGTGCTGGTGACGATAGTTTAGTTTTTCTTGAAGGTGATTACGATGGGGAATGGTTGAATGCCACGTATTCCTTGATCGGTGATGCGTATAATCCGCGTTTTGGGATACCATACGGGTTTATTATAGCTAGGCTGGATAACGTTATTGAAGCAGGGAAAACAGAGTATGAAAAGATCGTTTTAGCCGGTGCTAATGGTAGCGGTAATTTTGAAAGTAATTTTTCATCTGATAGTGTTGGTTATTGCAGATATTGGAATGAGGATCAATATACGTGGAAAATAGGGTATATGATCGGATTATCGTATTTAACAGCTACAAGCACCTTTGTTAAAGATCTGACGTTGTTTAATGATGGGGTTGTTCCTGTGTTGAATAAAAGGATCGGATCATCTACACACGGTAAAATTGCGTTAATGCCGGGTACCTATGTACTATCTGATCCAAACAACACGGATAATATGTATCATATGATAGGAAGGATGAAGGGGCATTGGAGGATGAACCGTTTTAGAAATGCCCTTAGTGATAATCACCGTGATTCAAGAATGTGGACACCTATTGATTTAAATGGGACACGAGACAAGTTTATAGTGTATGACGGTTTTGTGATTAACTGGAACGGTTATACAAATGGCTACTAGATATCAAAACGGTCTACTGCTTAACGATCCTAGTGCCTACGTTGAAGATTACGTTGGAGCTACGTTTTCTAGATGGCTTTATGAGTTTCTAGTGCACGTTGTTGGGTGGACTTCTGTTGACACTGTTGGATCTAAGTGGACCAATTATATTGGTTCTGGTGGTGCTGGAACAGCCGTTGTTAGTGATGCTGAAACGCTTGTGATCACATCCCCTAGTTACGCTTTTTCTACTAGTGATGTTGGAAAATTCCTAACGCTAACCGGTTTTACTACCGGTGTTAAAGACGGTATATACAGGATTTTGAAATACGTTAATAGTGCAGGATCTGATTATACGGTGAAGATTGATAAACGAATGGGGCCGGATGATGCGGGATTACCATCTTCGGAATCATCTAGTTGGAAATTATGGGATGGAACCGTTACATACAACCCGGATACCGGGAATAAGTTTGTTGTAGCTGGAACAGGTGTTACAGGTGCAGGAACAGTTACAGGGAACGGTATTGGTGATTCAATATCAATGGCCGGTTCTGTTGCTACATTGACGGATTCCGGTGCTAACTTTCAAACAAGTGACGTTGGAAAAAGTATTACCGTTAGTGGTGCAACCAATCCTGGTAACAACGGAACGTTTACAATTGTTAGCAGAATTAGCACTACACAGATTACATACACTAATGCTTCTGGTGTAAATGAAACATCTGGTTTCGCTTGGCAGATTAGCTACATTTACCATCTATACGTTGAGGTTGATACATCTTCATTTTCTCGTTATCCGAAAGTTAGTGTATCGCCTTTTGCTAGTTGGAATCCGGGAACACATTCTTGGGGCGATAGTAAGTACACTGTTGCAAGAAACCCTGAATCTGAAGTTGATCATAGTGAATGTGTTGTATACGCTGAAGCTAGTGAACAGCATATTCATGTGTGGATTCGATCCCGTCATCGCCAGTCTTCTCCGGGCCAACCTGACTGGTATGTTTATCTGATTGAGGAAATTGACTCATTCTTTCCAGAAATAGATCCTAGACCAATTGTTTGTCTAGCTGGTCATTCAGAGTACAACGAACCGATACTTGTTGGTTTTGGTTTAAGGGTTGATGACAGTATATGGGACGGTACAAGAGGTTTAGCGTACAATGACACTACAACTCTAACGTACTATCCGAGCGTACCTACAACAAGAGTTCAAGAGGGTGGGAATTTAATATATCCCTCTAGGAAACGCTTCAGTATGTGGAGCAAAAAGCAATATAAGATCAAACTTATACTTGAGAGTAGAACATCCGGGTATATGGAGTATCGCGGTACCTTTCGCAATGCGTGGCTAACAAGCCATATAACACAGACAATGGCAACACTGAAGCTTGGATCAGACTACTATAGATCGCCATACGGTGGTTGGTTGATGCGTAGTAACGGATCCCGTAATTGGTATCCTTTTGTTGATACAACTCCTTACGGTGTATGACAAATGGCTAGTCGTTGGTTAAGATTTTTGCATAGGGGAAGCGTTACAACGCAGTACTGTTATAAAAAGATAGTGGCGTTGTTTTTAGCAAAATGTATGGATTTTACTGTACAGGCTGATGTTGC